TTCTCCTTTAATTTTCATACGAAAACCATTTTTAAAACGAATTACATATCCTTCTTTATCCTTAGATATTTCTTTTTTTAACACATCAAATCCCTCACCCCAAGTTTTATATAGTGTGACAATTTTAAAACCTAAGTTATTTAACAAATTCTTGAAACGAATATCTTCATTATCAGTGCGATGGATGTTAACTTCATCACCGGTTTCAGTATGTATCATCCCTAACAATATCAAGTCCTCAAAATCGTAAGAACAAACTATTCTATTCTCAGGATAGATTATCTCAAACAAATACGTGTAATTAGGATTTAATCTATTATAGTCATATTTTTCAAGTAGTTGACGACCTTTAATTGATTGTTCTGAAGTAAATGAACCTCTGGTTGCCAATATCCATTCACCGTTGTAATTGAACAATATACCCAAAGAACCATCCATTTTTTCGTAGACATCAAAATATTCATTTGGAATTTGTTCGGGTGTTAGTTCTTCGTAATTGAAGAATTTACTAAACGGTCTTGCAACAACATTACCATCAAAATCCGTAACTAAACCACGACACCCCATTAATAGTTGTGTCCAAAGTTTTTCATACTGTACACGTGGCGAATAATTCCATATAATTAATGGATATTTCGGATGAAATTGTTTATGTAGTAAACCCTCTTCATATAATCTATTTAATTCTTCTATCATAATTTCACATTTTATATTTCCAAATAAATCCACCGGCACTTTTACATCTACCAACTAAATTATTGGAAATTGAGTTGAACGATATTTTCGTTTCTTTCGAAGCTTCGGATATTGAATTCCATTCTTTTATTTGATTATTTTTTTTATCAAATTGTATTATCGGTTTATTCCCCCTTCCTCTATTTTTTAAGTTTGGTTTTCCTTTTAATTTTTCACTGATTTTATCTCCCCAAGTAATAGTTCTACCTATCATTGATAGTTTTATTTTTTCTTTTGTTTCATCAGATACTTTATGCCCCTTTAAAGATAAACCAATTTTTTTTCTTTGCTCATCAGTTAATTTACTTCCTTTTCTATTACCAGGTTTTCCTTTTCTTAATAATGAACTTTTTCCGTAAATTTTATTTTTTTCTTCTTCTGTTAAATTATTAAAATATTTTTTTAATCCTTGTTTTATTTTTTCTTTTGTCTCATCAGATAAAGACACCATTTTATCATCATATCCTGTTAATTTTAAGTTAAGTCCTTTCTTAATAACATTAAAATAATCCTGCCAATATCTTTCTCGTTCATTCATCACCTCAACCTCACATTCCTCAATAATGGAAAATATGTGATTTTCAACACCATATTTTATTAATGAATTATAGAGTTTTTTTTGACTTTTACATCTAATGATTTTTTTATAACCATAAAACCTATATTCAATATCTGTGCTTTGACCAATATATATTTTACCTTTGGGGTTGGTAATTTTGTAAATACCTATCATAAATCTCTTTATTATAAATATCTACTAATGTAAAGTAATCCCATAACTTCAATCATTTTATAATCTAACCTCAAAACGATTTTTCATCATTTCCAATTTATCTTCGGGAACCCCGTGTTCATTAATACCTCCGTGTCTATTTTCCACAATAATCGAGAACACGGTATAACCCCATTCTTTCGCCATTTCAAAATACGGTTTCATTTCCCACTCTTGAGTGAATGTATTTGAAACTACAATTCTATCATTAATTTTTGCGGTGTGATTTAAAATCATTGCATTATTGACTTCATTTTGACACCATTGATGAGCGTCTTTTAATTTAGTACCGTCAAATTTATACTCACCATCAACCATAAAATAGTTATCAGTTTCAAAATGAACACCACCTAATTCTTTCGCAAATGTAGACTTACCTGAATTCGGAATACCGCGAACTAAAAATAATTTTTTCATACCACAAATATACTTTTTTTTATTTAATTACCAAGTATCAATCTCATTTAAGTTTAAAAGATTTTACCAATAACTGGGAGGTAAATTATTATTAGTCGAATTAACGGCGTAATTACCGTATAAACCTTCAATGTATTTCATAACATCATATACATCATCTTTAATCTCATCTGAAATACCCCCCATTAAATCCCTAATACATTCTTTTTTACGAACTTCTTCAGTAATAATTGACATAATATTTGAGGGTAATGGTAACATAAAAGGACTTGTTTCCTTATCATCAGACAACCAAGCCTGTATTTTAGAATCGGACCTCTTATCTCTCGAGATTGCGTATTTCTCATTACTTAATTTATTGATTATGTAAATCATTTTATAGTTAGAGATATAATCATTCCAATGATTTTCCTGAGTGGTACACCATTTAGTTCCCATACCGTACACTTTTGACGATTCAAAACTAAGAGGAATTACAACCAACCATTCAGAATCATCATATAATTTATTAATCTGTTTTTCCGCCTCTTTTTGTTTAACAACTTCTTCCGCATCTTTAACCGAATTCTCAATTTGTTTCCAATTTTTGTATGAACTAATATCCGAGTTTTTAATTCTACCCGCACGAGAATGAATTTCAAATTCATTAAGAGAGTCAACATTATCCCAACCTAAAATGTCTATTCCTATGTTTAATCCAATATCACTGGCATCATCATCGATGAACATTTCCTTAATCATTTTAATTAAAAACTCGGTGTACTTGTAGGTACTAGTCGGGTCAACCTTTACTAACATATCGATTAACGATATGTTCAACTCAGGATGTTGTTCTTTTAATCTATCTAATCTTGACATAGTTTACCCTTTATCTTTGTTAATAATTTCATCTGTGTGGTGGTCAAATAACATATCTGAAGCAATCTCACGTTTATCCATCATTTGTATAATATCATTCATATCATACACACCAAACGTTGGGTGACCGTCCATACCAACGTCCATTTTCTTACCTTTACCAAATCTTAAATTTGTCGGGAGATGCACGTGCCCGTGAAGTTGGATATTACCTTTACTTAATCCATCCCACGACGATATTGGAAAATGAGATAAGACAAATGTTTTATTTTTATATAATAATCTTGTATAGTGATTAACACTTGTAAATAATTCCTGAACATCACCTTTGTTATTTTCTATGCTGGTATCGTGATTACCCAATATAAGGTGAATTTCCTTACAAATAATTCTATCTCTAAACTTTTGGATGTTTTCAAATCCCCCAAAAGAAAAATCACCAAGATGAATTAACACATCGTCTTGTCCAACAACACTATTGATTCCATCTACGATAGCTTCGTTCATCTCTTCTATCGTATCAAAATCTCTAGTTTTATTTATTGGAATACTTCCATCTGGTAATCTCCAAGACGTTACTCCTCTACAGATATTTTTGTGTCCATAGTGTGTGTCGGAGGTTATCCATACCTTTCTATCTTTATCAATCTTAATCATACTGCAAATCTAATACATTTTCTTTAAACCATTCAGGTTTTTCTCTGTTTTTCCAAACCGCAAATCCTGATTTTGCACCCATATAATAATTTCTATAAGATTCAACCACGGATTTTGCTTTGTATTCATCAGGCATTGCCTTTGCAGGTTCTGTAAATCCAATATCAGGAATGTTTGGTTTATTAATCAGACACCATTCAATAACATCCTGAGATTTATGTCTTTTACCATATCGATAAGTGTACTCCTTACATAACTCCAAACCTAACTCACACAAGTACAAATAGTTTGATAATGACTTTCTCGTCCATATTGAACAAGGATGATTTTTATGTGACAACTTGTATGGTACATCAGTTGTACCAATTACCTGATGAACTCCACACAGTAATTGTGCGGTTTCCAAAATCATTTTAACCACGTGTTTATCTACGTGATATTGTGCACATTTTTTAACGTCGTAATCAAGAAAAAATATATTCATAACTCAAAGGTAGTTATTTTTTTTAAACCTCCAAATTAATTTTTAAATTGTTCCCACCACTTGGGTATACTAAGTAATATCATAACCTCAAAAAATACCATCAAAACTCTACCAAATGTTGATGTGAACATCCACCAGTGATGAGGATTTAAGTCCCGAGCAATAAAACTTCCAAGAAGATAATAAATCCCGTTAGCAATAACCAACGGGAGTATAATCATCCACATTACATTTAAAAATGCTAATAATTTATATTCAAATTTTGTCATATTATACGGTATGTTCGATTCGTACTCTTACACAATTTTGAGGTAAACGATTTATGTGACGGTAGTTGTTGATATATCCCATCATATTTGCACTACCGACAGCATTTGCCGAGTGAATAACAACTTCAACAACAGGTGCTCCGTCTAACCATTTCTCAACCAACCATTTAGCACAATCCATACCTGTTTTTTCAGTTATGTTATCGTAATTCAATTCGTAGTTATTATATACATTAGTACGCCATTCTTTCATAGCAGAATCACCTAAATCGTGGTCTAATGAAATTAATTTAATATTTTCTAACCCAATTTCAGTAACTTTATCTACAAACTCATCGTAATTTCTAACAACCGTCCATTGTTTATCGACAGGTGTACGAATGTCATCAAGGTATATTTTTTTCTTTTTCATAATAAATTTTTATAGTATTTTCCAAATACTTTCTATTTATTTCATTTCAAACATTTGGTATGAATAAATAATTGAATATATATTTTTTCCATCACCATTATTTTTTTGAAAATAAACATATAATCCGCTACTTTTTTGTTTGTACCAACCTTTAGGTTGTTGAACGCAACTTTTTATAGTATTGTATTTAATACGTTTATATGTATTATAATCATACATTATCAAAGCACTTAGGTAATTTAATTCAGCACCATTAGCAAAGTAATAATACGCATATCCGTCTATATTTGGTACTTCGGTATATAACATATAAAACCCATCGGCTTCGTCCACACTCCAAGAATCATACAAAGTACTAAATTCAAGGTAATTTTGTTGTTTAATTTCTGCAGGTGTAAAACCCACCATCGGTTTTTGAGCGAACGCCATAACCGAGAAGAACATCATTAAAGATGTGATGATTGTTTTCATATATTATTGTTTTAAAAATTTAATTATTTTTTCCATTTATTACCTCTACTTCCCCAATTATTGGAAAGACAAATTACTCTATCATTATCTAAAAATAACACTTTCATTTTAATAAATGTTTTTACAAAGATACAATAATATCCGAGTCTTCCAAATGTTTTTTAATAAAAAATTTGATGTTTATTTTTTTGGTGATTAAATTTAAAGTAGTATATTTGTATCCTATTAAATTATAAAGATATGAAAAAGAAAAATTTATTATTAGTTATTAGTATTATGAGTTTTATGTTTGAATCTTGTATGTCTCAAGATTTTAAAAATGGAGATATTATTTTCCAAACTTCCAAATCCTCTCAGAGTAAAATGATTCAACAGATAACAGAATCAAAGCTGACTCATTGTGGAATCATTTTTTTTCGAAATGGAAAACCTTATGTTTTTGAAGCAGTACAACCTGTAAAAAAAACTCCATTACAAGAATGGATAAATCGTGGGGTGGGTAAAAAATATATTGTTTCAAGAGTTAAAAACCCATTAACTAAAAGTGAATTAAACAATATGTTTAATTATGCGGTAAGTCTTTTGGGTAAAAATTACGATTCTCAATTTAAATGGTCAGATGACAAAATGTATTGTTCTGAATTAGTATATAAAGTAATGGTTGCTGGTGACAGATTTGTAGGTTACGGTAAAAAAATCCGAGATTACAACCTTAACAATGATGTTGTTAAGGCGGCAATTAAGAAACGATATAATCGCAATTCAATTAATTTAAATGAAATGGTTATCACACCTGTAGATATCTATAAAAATCCTAACGTTAAAACAATTTATAATAATTACTAAACTACGTAGAAATTATCTGATTTGTCTTTAAAACTATTCACAACTGAAATTGGGGTTGGGTAACAAAACGAACTCACCTCAACTCCTCCATAATAAGCAACATCACGAGCAAAAGTACCACAATTAGCCTCATCACCGATTTTAAAATCTAGTGCACTATAATCTCTTTCTTTTACTGAAGCATATTCAATCGATTTTGATGGGTTCGGTAATTTAACCTCGGCAACTGTCATTGACATTGTTGGTCCGGGAGGAAAAGTTTTTCTTCTTGCTAATTCTGCAACTTGTTTACCATTTAATAATTTACCGTTTTTAATTTTAGCAACATTACCTAATGGGTGAGTTAATACTTTTCCATATCCTTCTTTTTTAACTCCAGGATATCTACCAAATTCATAACAAGTTGCATCACCATTTGATTTAATAACAACACAACCACCGTGACCTAATTTACCATAAGTACCTTTTGTTCCTCCACCTGATAAATTTCTTATTACTGAACCAAATAGTTGGTCTCCCATACCTTTCCCATCAATTTTAGGTTCATATTCTGGAAATGCCCATATCAAAATAAATCCACTATCTTTCGATAATATAATAGGTTTAACCCCTAAAGCTTTAGCGGTTATTGGGTCTACATCACCAGTTTGTTTAATCTTATTATCTTTTTGAAATTTTATAATTGCCATTCTGGTAGCCCTTCCAAAGTCTCCATCAGCACCCCTTTTTCCAACATCGTACCCTTTTCGTATAAGGGATTTTTGGATTTCAATAACCCTATCAGTTGAATTATTTGAAGGTTTGTCATATGATTTCCAATCAATCATACCATAATTAGGCGCACCAATAACCGATTGTTCTTTAAGAACTCTTTTAACGATTTTTTCTAAATCTGATTCGGTTAATCTTATTACTTTTTTCATATTTATATTTATACATATATAAATATGACTATTTTAATAAATGTCTTCAGAATATAATGTTTTTTTTAACTTATCAGTTTGTCCCGCATTGAAGGCAATTCTACCACCTTCTTCTCTATCTACAAACCTATTTTTACTTGTTAAAAACCCTTGGATTTCTTTACCAGATTCGGAAGGTACTGAACGTAATCCTGTAATACCCACCATTTGATATATACAGTTTCCGTGTCTCCATCCACTAATAACAACTCCCTTATCAACATTATATGGTCTGAATCCTCGGTTATCTAAAACCTCAGGTTTTTTCATTGGTAAATCTAAATACCAAATTGCAGCGCATAAAATATATTCTTTACTATTATCTATCATTTTGTTTTCTTTTTTCCAATTGCATAAGAATGGCTCTAACCTTATTATTATACACCATTAGTTTATAATTAATAAAGATTTTAGAAATTATGTTTTTCGGTTTAATCCTTTCACATAATTCTATCTTCAATCTAATCTCTTTTAATTCTTTATAAAGTGGCATAATAACGTTCGATATTAGAAGACAAAGATAACACTATTTTTTTAATTTAACCATTTAATTTTAAATGGTTGAAATACAACTCCTAAAAGTATATTAAATCTCCTTGCGAATTATCCCATTCGGGCTCATCACATTGAGCAACACCTGTTGATTGGGCATCAACTATTTCGTTGATTTCTTCTTTAATTTCTTTAGTAGGGTCGATAGTATGTTGAAATGACATATCATTAAATTATTTTATTTTTTTATGAACATAAGTGATGGTATCACCTACGTGATAAATATCACACCTATTAGTTTTAACTTTTTGTCCACAATCGGTATAATAATAATATTGGTTATCAACTTCAATGGTAGAATGGGGTCCTTCCATTGACATACTATCAATAACGCATTTTACAACCGTATCTCCCGGTTCAATGTTAGGTTTTGTATTACAACCTAACGAAATCATCATTAACCCAATAATCAAAAAGGTTAATATTGTTATAAGTACAGATGTTCTACTTCTCATATTAGTTATTTTTTTTTTAAATGTTTTTTTGATGCCTTTTCAATCCATTCTTCATCATTTTTAAATTCTTTCCAAATATCAAAATCCTTAAGTTCTTCTAATACTTCATTGGGTACTAATGTAAAACCTTCAGGAGCAATACCCACAAACTTATGATAATTAGAATGTTTAATTCTTTCTTTCATCATAGCATCAAAGAATTCTGAACGATTTGCCTTTTCAATTTCATTATCCATAATAATATTATTTAGTCAAATACCACCGTGAGATTCACGGTGGATTATAATTGTACACCCGCCAGGATTCAAACCTGGGACCTAATCATTAGAAGTGATTTGCTCTTTTCAGCTGAGCTACGAGTGCGTATAGTTATATTTTCTTAATTACATATTCATACCCCGAATCTGAATTGGTTTCAAAAATAGTTTTCATATGATTAGCCTGTTCTTCAGTGTCAAATTCCCAAATTTCACTATCACTATTTAAAATGATTACAGGAAGTTTTACCCCCTCTTTATTTTCAATATGTTTAATAATTACCCACATCATAATATTATTTTTTTTTTAAGTTTATTTTTTGGTGAAAAAATTCCCCACCCTGAGATTATGGTGAGTAGATATTCACGGTTTTTCCTGTTGAAAAACCCAACGCGTCTTACCGCTTAAAAAGTCAAACATACTCGGTGGATTTGTTACGTCCAGGCTCCGACGAACCCCCTCTCTAAAGTCGTGGAAGGCGACAACTACATCATTGTTTAAGAAACGATGCCAAATCTGATGAGTATCTCTTACTCATTGGGCGGTTGGGAGGAATCGAACCTCCATCTTAACTTTAATATAGTTATATAATAAACCATTATACGACTACCGCATTTTGGGTAGAATCAGACAAGTTCTGTCTACCGAGACCTTGTAGTTAACTTTCGTCAGAGCTGAACAAGACACGTTTGTTGATTTGGTAGGTTATGAATATTTATTCGCAATCTGTTTAATTAATTCAATGTCCTCAACTGATAAACTAATATATGAGTTCATAAGAATTTCACAACATTTAATATGGTTTTCTTCCATATGACTTTTTTGTTCTTTCTTACCTTTAGAGTTGGTTCTTTTAACATAACCTTCTTCCTCCAATAAGTCAATAAGTTCTTCTTTTTCACTTCTTGAGCAGGAGTCCCAAATTTCGTAAACCTCCAAATCCACATATGTGTTAAATTCTGGCATAATAATAATAATAATATTTTTTAAAGTTTAAGTTAGTTAAAAAAACAAAAAACAACTTAAAGTATGCTCACCATACGTTTAAATTTTACTGATGGTTTGTTCCCCATCACCTGTTATGTGTGTACCATAGAGCAGGGTTCATTACAGTATTCCTTGAGCCATTTAATACTTTTAGGGTAATTACTCCCCAAAGTCAAGGTTTCTTTCAACGGTGCTAATCCGTCTTCTGTTAAAAGTTGTCTTTCGTTGTACAAAGATATGACTAATCTTTTAAATAGACAAATTTTATAAATAAAAAAGTTTATAGTTTTTTATAAAAATTTAATATTTATATATTAACGTTCTTAAACGTAAATCAATATGAAAAAACAACTTTTAAACGAAATAAATGAAATGAAACGCCTTTTTGGTTATCAAAGGGGTGTTGTTATTTCTGAACAACTAATAAACCCTTCACCAACATCAACAATACACACAACTCCTCCAGGAGATGGTTGGAAGATAATAAGTCCAATAGTTAAACCTATGATGATTAAACAAGGTTATGAAGTTAAACAAGATTCTAAGGGTAATTGGTATTCCGCCGAACCTATAAAATCAGTACCGGATTGGGATAAAGTCGTTAAATATTTCTCAGGAAATACAGATTCTCATTGGAGTTGGGTTGGTATTGAAATAACGTCAGCAGTCTACGAAAGAATAAAAATGAAATCAAAAGATTCTAACGAACCTAATGCGACGTTAGAATTAGATAGTGATGATTACCGTGCACGTTTACAAAATTGGAAAGGTAAGAGTGGGAATGTTTACGGTACTTGGAAATGGGAAGGTAATCGTCCTGTAATAAAATTTGAAGAAAAAACCAAAAAAGCTTCAGGATATATAAAAGATACTGACAACGATTGGAGTGGTGTTACGGATGATAACAAAATTGTGGGGTTAGGAGCCAAAGGAAGTTTGGTTAAAGAAGTACAAAGTGCGTTAATTTATGCAGGGTATAGTGGAAGTACAAATTCACCAATTACTAAAGATATTGAAGGTTGTAAGATTGACTATGAAAAATGTGACGGTATTTATGGAAAATCTACAAAAGAAATGGTTAAACAATTACAAAAAGATTATGGTTTAGACGTTGATGGTATTGTAGGTAATCAAACATATGAGGCATTAGGGGGTGCATTATCTTCTGCTAAGGTTAAATAATATGTTAAACCGTATATAACCTAAAAAAAACTTCAAGTGAATTTAAATTTTGATATTAGTTTGGTTTTAATCGAATATACAGGTAAAATTTACTTTTTTTATAAAAATTTAATATTTATATATTAACGTTCTTAAACGCAAATTTAACAAATAAAATTTAACAAACAAATATGAAAAAACAACTTTTAAACGAAATAAATGAAATGAAATACCTTTTTGGTTATAAAAGAGGTGTTGTTATTTCAGAACAATCAACAACTACAGGTCCTCCGGGTCCTGGTTGGATTAAAATTCCTCAGTCAGAAATAGAAAAGAAAAAATCTGAAGGTGAGGTTAAACAAGGTTCAGATAATAGATGGTATTTTAAACCAACAAACACAACACCAGCACCCTCAACACCTCCATCTCCTGCACCGGCAACAACAAACACAACTCCTGCACCAGTAACACCATCATCGTCAACTCAAAATACTGATGATGCCGATTACAGTAAAATAGTTAAATATTATTCAGGTAATACTGATGCGAATTGGACATTTGTAAGTACGAACACACTTGATGATGGCAGTGTCATTTTTGATTATATTAAGGTTAAAACTAAGGACACGGCAACAAATGGTAATGACTGTACTATGTACCTTTTTGACGATAAATATGCAAATAAGTTTAAATGTAAAAAAGGAAATGTGGTAAGAGGAAATTGGTCTTGGGACGGAGCTAAACCTACACTTACTTGGGAAAGAAATATAACTAAATCATCTCCAGGTTATGTATCAAATACGGATACAGATTTTAGTGCTATAACAAATGATAATAAAATTATGGGGTTAGGTGCTAAAGGAAGTTTAGTTAAAAAGGTTCAAAACTTTTTAGCGTCTAATGGATATACGGGCGAAACCTTTACAAATGACATCCAAGCTTGTGCTACAGATGAAAATAGTTGTGACGGAAATTACGGAGCAAAAACTAAAAAGATGGTTAAAAAATTCCAAGAAGATGCTGAAATAAAACCTGATGGTATTTTTGGAGAACAGACTTACGACGCAATGTTTGGAAGTTAAAATTTATTATAAATGAAAAACAGTAAAGTTATAAAGTCGTTTAACAACATTAGTCTTCTGGTACAAGATAATCCATTCACATCGTTATGTGAGAGTGGAGTGGTAACCTTACGCGTTTTAGATAAACAACTATAAACTGAAATAAAAAATCAACGTATAGAATTAAGGTTACAAGAAATTGTAACCTTTTTTTGTTTATACAATTTTTTTAATTAAATTTGTAAAGTATGGACAAAGTATTGGTATTAAATGCTGATTACACCCCAATTAATGTTACATCACAACAAAGAGGTTTTAATTTGGTGTACAAGGGTAAAGCGGAAGTCTTAAAGAGTTCCGATAACCCTATCTACGCAAGTTATGAAAATTTTGTTCGTCCATTAATTATCCGTCTATTAAAATATGTTAAGTACAAAGTAAGAAACATAAGAGTGAATAGAACAAGAATTTTTAGACGGGATAATGACGAATGTGTATATTGTGGTTCGACAAAACAATTAACGTTAGACCACGTTATTCCTCGCTCAAGAGGGGGTAGTAACAGTTGGGATAACTTGGTAACTTGTTGTCATAATTGTAATGTTCGTAAGTCAAATAAGACACCTCAAGAGGCGAATATGTTTATGACTAAAAAACCTTATGAACCATCTTTTTTCTCAGATTTTTTAAATGACTCTATTGAAAAAATTTGGAGAGAATATAAAATATCATTTACAAGTTGATAGTTTCAAGTTTTTGATATATCTTTGTAAAAAAATATCAGAGTGGTGGAATTGGTAGACACGTAAGTTTTAGGAGCTTATGTCTTACGACGTGAGGGTTCGAGTCCCTCATCTGATACTAAAATTAAAACAAAAATTAAATATGGATTACGGAAAAGAATTTAAGTCGTATTACACAAAACACTTGTATAAACCATCAAGTAATTTGGATTACTATTCAAAACAAATTGAGAGTTCAATGACTCCGTACATTTTGGAGGAAAGAGAGATGAGAGCGACTCAGATTGATATCTTCTCAAGATTAATGAGAGACAGAATTTTATGGGTTGCTGGTGAGGTTAATGATAATATGTCAACAATCGTACAAGCTCAATTAATGTTCTTGGATTCTGCAGATGCTTCAGACATCACAATGCACATTGATAGTCCTGGTGGTTCGGTTAAATCAGGTTTAAGTATGGTTGATGTTATGGACTACATTAAATGTGATATCCGTACAGTTAACACAGGTATGGCGGCGTCAATGGGTTCTGTATTGTTAGGAGCTGGAACTAAAGGAAAACGTTCTTCATTACGTTTCTCTCGCACAATGTTACACCAGTCTTCAGGTGGATTCCGTGGAAATATTCAAGATGCGGAAATCGATATGAAAGAATGGAAAAAAATCAATGAGACGTTGTTTGATTTGCTTGGAAGCTATTGTGGTAAAACTGCAAAACAAGTAATGAAAGATGCAAGTCGTGATTTATGGTTATCTTCACAAGAATCTTTGGATTACGGAATTATTGATGAGATTGTAAAATCTAAGAAGGGTTAAAAGAAAAAAGGAGTCGAAATCGACTCCTTTTTCACAGGAAAAAATTACCCCCTTTAGTTTTAACCTTTTATAATAAACAATCCTTAAGATTGCATATTCAATGGATTTGAAATCAATGAAGATTTCATGCCGCTTAAGTGGTCTGAGAATTTACTATTCATTTGTTGAACTAACGGACAAACGATACCTGAGATTCTACTTTCTACTTTATCTGCGAAATCGCTATTTTTAATTACATCATATAGTGAATTTCTAACCGTATCCATAAAAATATTTCCCATTCCTTTTTCATATTCTAATTTTCTTAGATATGCTTCAGGAATTGATTCTGATATTTTTTTAGTTAAGAAATCACAATCTGAAAATAATTTAGGTACATCCTTGATATCCGTATTCGCTAACGCGGTTACCAAGAAATTTTTTAAGAAATTATTTTTACTAAGTCCAAGTTTTTCAAGGATATAATTAACTCCTCTTTCTTTGAAGGTTTCAATAACTCCGTTAATTCCGGTTCCAAATATATTACCTAAGGCTCCAAATACGTTATCAACGTTTTCGGCAATAATATCTTCATTAAATCCTTGTTTGTGTAGGTATATCATTTCAGATAAGATTGTAACATAAACGTCATTAACCTGTCTCTTAGTTTTAAATGTTTTACCTTCAAGAATTATATTTAATCTTGTTTTAACAATATTAGATTCTTGTAATAATCTATTTTTGTTTTCTTGAGTTTTAATTAAATTTTCTTTAATTATACTTTTCAAGTTCATTTTTTTACTTTCCATAAGTCCAAACTTCCCTCTCTTATTTAATAAATAATCTAACTCATCTCCAACACCAAGAATCCCTTTTATAAAATTCATACCTTGTTGAGAACATTTTTTTGCCGTAGTTTTAAATAACATAATGTCATTATCATCTGTGAAGTAAGTAATACCAGGATTTTTATCCGCTTTATATAATGTCATAATAGCAGCTCTACAATCTTCTCTTGAAGTACGTTTAGCACTTTGTTTAATCGTATCAGCGAGTTGCTTAACTGATTCCGGTTTTACTTCTGTTTGAGGATTATCACCACCTGTTTGTTGTGATGTTGACGTAGTTGTTTGAGCAGCTTTAGGATTTAACTGTTTAGCTTTCGCAACACCTACTAACCAAATTGGTGTGTAAACTGTGAAATATTTTGCATATTTACCATTTTCAAATACTCTAACATCTTTTTCGGTCTCATGCTCACGACTTGTAACATCAGGTTCAATATCTGTATAACCGGAATTTACTAAATAATTTATAATTTGTTGTTGTTGTGTAGTATACTCTTTTTTACAAAACCAAGTTTTAACTTTTTTAGTCACTTGATTCTTAACGGTTCCATTAGAATAAAACCAAACAGTCTCTTTCTTTTCATTAACACCTGTTACAACATCCAAACCACTTTTAGTTTTTCTTGGTTGATTTTCATCTATAGTGAACCAAGAATATGATTCTTTTGAAAAACAACCAGATTCTACAGATTTTCTCATATCCATATTTTGAGATTTTAATTCTTCCGATTGTTCAAAAATTTTTCTTTTATTTTTCATAATTATATTCCTATTGTTTTAGTTACTCTATCATAATCTAAAGTGTCATCTCCACTTGGTAACTCTTTATCATTTTGGTTAGACGATGCAATATCTTTAGAATCTGGATTAATTACCGAACCTGTTATTGATAAACTACTTAATGTCTTAATCGTTATTTGTTGGTTATTAGTTGTACAACTATAATAACCTTTATCAAAAAATGCTCCGTCATTATAAATAATACATAATTGACCCGCTTTAAATTTTTGTGAAAAATAATTTATTTGATATTGAACACCTTCGGTATCGGTACCAAAACCTGAGAAATAGCTATTACTTTGTGGATTATAAAAACCTTTTAATCCTTTCACACAACTTGGAAATGCGTCCTGCCAATTTGATGTCGAATCATTACTTGGTGTTTCAACACTATTTGATGTCTTTAAATACTCGTTTTTATAACTATTCCACGCTTTAATTGTTCTTGGTCCAAAGGTACCATATCCAGGACCATTTTTACCTCTATTAATAATATTGTTTTTATATCCTTTCGCCCAACCTGCATGGTTAGAATCTAACCAATCTTGGAATTTTCTAACTCCTTCAACATCTTTAAGTTCTTTAGGTATTTGTGATGAGGTTCCTCCCTTTAATGGTTGTTTTGATTTGGGGTTTTTTTGTTCAAGTAGAACTTTTCTCATTATTGTTTTTGTTATATTATCTGATATCATATTTATTAAATATTTTAATTATTCATAATAATTGTTTTAGTATAAAAATTTATTATTAATACGGTTCAAAGGTATTTGTGTTTTTGTTCCATGGCCAGTCTTGACCATCATCAGTTGTTCCCACAGAATTTGAAAACGATTTAAATTTATAATTGTTAAGTTTACACCACGCTCTAAATCCTGCTTCACTGTTATCAATTATGTTATTACGATTGTTAAGTTGATTTTGTAAATCCTCAATTTTCCTATCTCTAACATTAATGATACTATCTTTATAATTAGTCACCCGAGATACTATTTTATCCTTTTCCTCCTTTCCTTTTTTAATACCTTTATCATATTCTTGTTTAAGCGCTACTTTAAATTTTTTTGCTTGTTCATTCCATGACTCAAATATTTTACCGTTAATTAGATTGTCGAAAGTATCTTTCAGCCAACCGAGAAAATTAAACCAATGAAAATGAAAAGGCACTATTGCCGAAACTATAATTGAAGGAAGTGTTAGTTCTGAAAAAGTATTACCAAAAGTAAATACAGACTTATATTGTTCTTCAAGATTATCTTTAAATTCTTCAACGACACCTTCGTTTTGGTATCCAGAAGAAAATCCTTTAACCATTGTGAATAATGTTCCCATAGTAGCCAAAAATATGGGCATCGTAACTTTAGTTATGAAAGTTGCTATTAAATAAATATCTGTAATCCCACGTCCCACACCTTTGTCTATAATATGTTTCGCATATTCACTTGGTAGTTTTATAGCACCTGTAGTTAATACCATAGCTCCTCTTTTAACAATCTCCAATAATTTTTGACGCAATTTAAGGTCTTTATCTATTAACGTTTTCCTAAAGTTGTTCCAACTACTTTCACCCCAAAGTCTACGTAACCAACTTGTATTTTCAGGGTTAAAAGCATCAAAATCTTTCTGTTTTAATTGCTCAATTACTTTAGCAATGTCATCCTCAGTGTATTTCCTCGAACTCTTTAAAACACCTTCAATATCCTTCACAAAAGTACTGTAAATATCTATTTTACCATCCTGTAACGCTTTAATTGATATTGAAATATCTCTAAAATATGTTTGACTATCGGCTAATGTACCTCCCGCCTTTAATTTATCTAACACCGTTATAAACTTACCGAAAATGTCGTCAATAACGACTTCCTCACCCTTCATAACTTTAGTCAAAGTATCTAAAAATAATAAAGAATATCTTCTTATTCCACCTATAATTTCAGTATCACTTGCAAAGATTTTTTCAAGTAATGATAACTTTTTAGAAGTTACCAATGGTTTCTTATCTATACCGGTCTTGTTTAAATCGACAGACCTAATACGTTGTCTAGTTCCATACGTTTTTTTGTATTTTTCTCCGTATTTCTCCCATGCTTTACTTGTATTAATATCATATTTACCCCATCCCTTACCTTGTGATAAGTTTCTGACTTTACCATCTGAATCTACAATCCAATTAGGGTGCTTAGAATCCATCCAATCTTGGAAGTCTTGAATTTGTTCTTTGGTGCTTAAATCGGAAGGGGGTTTTGTCTTTTCTAAATATTCAATTTGGTGTGTTTCCCAAGCTTTACTTGTGGATTTCCCAAATCTACCGTAGTTATTATCACCACCAATTTCCATTTCCTTATTTTTAAACCATCCTGGTTTATTATCATTTAACCATTTTTGGAAATCTTTAACACCTTCAGAGTCTTTTAATTCGGAAGGTATTGGTATTGATTTTTGTTTTGACTTTGGTGGTTTTGACTTTGGTGGTTTCGGAGTTGCCGTACCAGCTCTAGAACCTACAGAGGAAGTAGGATGTAATGTTCTATAGGAATTTAATATTTTTTCACCAAATGAAGATGTTATTATTTCATTAAATTTTTTAGTACCCTTTTCTTGTTCAAGTTCAACCAAAAAAGTTTCATTTTTTGTTACAAAGTTTTTGGCAAATGAGGGGGAAACGGATGAAACATCCTTAATAAATTTTCTTAAGGTTTCTCTACCACTTTTACTGACATTATTTTTTTCAAAAAATTTTGAATATCTTTCCCCAAAAGATTCTGCATTTTTTTCTAAATATGTTTCCGCTTTTCCAACACCTATCGGTCCTAAAAGTTTTTCAGCACCTTTTATCGCTGATAAAATATTTTGTTCGAGTAATAAAGTAGATTCAAGTATTACCATACCCTCATTATTATTCATTATCTCAAACATTCTTCCAATTTCTTCAGTTAACGTTATTTTTTTCATTTTAATTTTTTTAATCTAAATATGTTTAATTACCGTTTAACGGGGTTACCGTTTTTGTCCACCAAGAATGCGTTAAAAGTATCCTCATTGCCCTTGATAATATCAATCGATTCTACCTCTGTTTTAGCATAAGGTTGTTTTAACGATTTCTTAATAATACTAACAGCATCTAAATAAGGGTATCTTTTAATTACTTCCATAACATTTGCAATTAATATTAATAATTCAGGTCCTTTTCTTTTATTAAATTCATCTGCTAATTTTTTTTCTTTTTCCTCAGCATTTAATAAACCTAATTTACTAGCCAACACTTTTGCAATTTCAAAACCTGTTAAATCTTTTGCCATAGTTAACCCAATTTTACCAGCTTTAACTAATTTACTAGGTTTAATTAGTTCACCTTTTGGTCTTAATATGAAGTCTTTTGTATTTCTCTTGATTTTATTAGCAGTACTTAAAACTTCTTTTAATCCTTTTTTATTTAATTCATCAATAACCCATTTAATACCATTCTTCTTTTGACTCTGAGTTAATTTAGTAACTTCTCTAAATAAAGATTTTTCTTCTTGAGTTAATAATTTCATATATTTTCTCACGTCTTGGGTAAGTTTTAAATTAAGTCCCGCTTGTTTACTCACAATAGATTCGACTAATTGTACGGATGGTGTTGATTTAATTCCAAATTTTGCATGAGCCCAAGGTAAAACCGCAAACATAAAATCCACAATACCTTCTTCGGTTAAATGACCATTTTTAATTGTATCATAAGTACCAACCGCCACCGGTAAACCAACTCTACCCGCAAATTTAACTACTCTTGCTAACACAAGTAATTGTCTAGGTCCCGTTAAATAAGCAACAACACCGCCTGTTACGTAGTCCGCTAACATCCAAAGAGCAAATTCTGCGAGAAGTCCATAATCATCCCACCATTTATCAAGAGCACTTTTATTAATTTCTTTAATACTATATGGGTCATATTCATATATAGCATCCATATAATCGCCCATTGTTTTATAATCGGTGAGAATTTTTGAGTTTCTGGATAGTTCCGCATTCTTAATATTTTGATTGTGAACATTTAAAAAATAATCAGAATTTGGCATATCTTTAGGTGACCGATAAGACCCTGAAAATAATTTACGAGAGTAATCCAAATCATTTCTTAGTTGTGCGGATAATTCTTTTTTTCCGTTTACCCAATCAAGATAATCTTGTCTCTTTATTCCTGAAGGGAAATCAGGATGATAATATTGAGATTTTAATTTGGCAAGTTCTTGATTTCTTTTGTTGTCAGTATTGTCCTCAAACCAATTTGTTGAATTATACACTTTTTTCTTAATCTCAGCAACTTTTTTTAAATATTCAGGGTATTCTTCAGGATGGAATCCAAAAGGAGTTCCTCTTAATCCCATATTTTCAGGAGTTAAAGGAACGAATCCTCCAACTTTAACATTTTTAGTAATGGTATTACCTTGTTTATCCAAACTATATTGTTTTTGAGTTACATTTGGGTCCCAAACTTCGTCAGGATGTTGTGATTGATACATCTTTCTCCCTAAATCACTAATATACTTGGGTATATTTTCATTTTTAGACTGTTCTGTTAGAAAACTTTCTTCATTCTCCGTTAAAGTTTTTGATAATGAGTAACCCATTAAAAGTTTAACTCTTTCAATCGATTCAAATCCTTCTTGTATTTTATTATTCATATTAAGTTAATTGATTTGCCGGTCCTCTACCTAATTTAACAATATCGGACCATTTAGTGTTACCAATTTGATTAGCGGGTCCAGTTCTACCCACTCTATCAGGTCTTGGTTTATTTGAGATTGGATTGGCAGGTCCACTTCTATTAAGTGAAGCTCCAACAGTTCCCGCCCAAGTTGTGACATTATTTTTACTTCCTCCACCTGTCGAACCTCCAGAAGGAGTTTCGGCATCTTGTTCACCAAGTTCTTTAACTGACTTAGATGTAGTATATCTTTCCATTAAATTAATTAAGTAGTCAATATCTGTTCTCATAACCTATAAATACTTTGATTTTTAAAAAAAAATTATTACAATTAGTTATGAAAAGATTTGTTTATATATTATCGTTATTGTTTTTATTAAGTTCATGCAGAAAATACGAATTACCAACGTTATTAAGTCTAAGTGGTGAATATGTGATTGATAAAATTACTTATAGTCAGATAAATAACTCGGTTTCGACTAACGATATTGTTTATTTACCCGGTGACACTTACTTTAATCCATCGGAACGATTTCCTATGGATAATATTAAAGTAGGGTCTACTAAATGGCATTTAGATTATTCGATAATTTCAATGTGTCCGATATTAACAGGAACTGGTTCTACTATGTGGACTAAACAATATTATTATGAAGTAATCAATCACAATTCAAATTACGATTTAGGATATCTTGATTTCAATTGTGAAGGTTTTAGAAGGATGTTTAAGATTGTTGATGACCAAGCAGAAAGTATAACTCTCCGAAGTACGGGAGCTTGGGGATATGCACAAATAGGGTATAATAAATCTATTACGTTACATTTAACAAGGATAGGTCCTTAATATAAATCTTTTTTTGGAACTTTTTCTGGGTAAATTAGATAATACTCGTTGAGGAATGCTAGTAGTTCAATTTCATCTACATTATCTTCTAAGAGGTTATTATCATCCTCATCTTCATCATCTATAAATAAATCAAAGTCTTCCACAATTAGTGTATACCCAAAGTCATCAGATTCTTTTAAATCGATAACATCGACTCTGATTTCGTCTTCTTCATCATTATTAAATCTAAATCTAACATCTATAGTATCTGTAGAATGATTAACAAAGTATGATATTATTTCAACAATTTCCATAATTAACTATTTTTATATTAAAATATCTGAAAATTGTTAAAAAGTTTATAATTAGTTATATTTTTTAAATCTTCTGAACATATCTAAAGATTCGTTAACTTTCTCAATAATCTTATATTCCTCTTCTTCGTCTTCTTCTTCACCTAAATTTAAGTCAGATTTACCAACGAATCCTGCTTCCTCTTCTTCATCATCATCCTCTTCACCAATCATTAAATATTCGTCACCCTCTTCTTGTTCACCAACTCTTAAATACTCATCACCAGCGCCTTGTTCAGTATAATCAAATTTGTCTCCAATACCTTTAACTTGTTCACTTCCACATTCACAAACTTCTTCATAAAGTCCACATTCATTACAAACATTCTTAGACTCTTTCATATAGATTTTATTAGAATAGTTAGACACTTCCCCTTTAGAATTAATAGTAACTCCTTCTTTGTCATTTGCAAAGTCTTGAGTATATAATGGTTGTTCACTACTAGGTTGTCCGTATCTTACGGCATATCCATCGTATAATGTCTTATGTTTGTCAAGGATATTTTCTTTCTCCTCTTTCGTTACGTTTAAAAAATATGAATTCATTTGTGTTTTTTTATTATAAATATCTTTACAGATTGAAATAGTTTATTTATCTTTGTTTAAAGAACTTAATTAGAGGGAATTCTTGGTTTAGTATCTTGGTAATTTATTTTAACTTCTTGTCCCTCTTTTTTTTTATGCCGAGTGTAGTCTCATCCAGTAATCCAAAAATAAAGACGAATATCTTTTAATATAACGGTTAACCAATTCAACACTAATTTCTTTATCCTCTTTCTCGATTACTTTCATAACTCCGTTAATCATCTTGTGTTGAGCTTCGTCCGCCATATCTAACACCTCCTCAAATGCCTCTTCATTATGAATATTTTGGTATTTAAATTCGTTTTCAATTCTTTCTCTACCCATATATAAATAAGGTGATGCTCCAAACATATTTGTAATACCTGATTGTTTAATCTTCTTTAAGAATTCGCCTAAAAACCTAGTATCAAAACACTCAACAATTATTCTATTATTCATAAACCATTTAGCGTGTTCAAAACTTTCTTTTATTGGTTCTTCGATTTTTTTCCAAGCGTCAGTTACCGACAGTAATGATAGACTTCCCCCATCATCCCACCTTACATTATATATAACCGCATCTTTTTCAAATGGGTCTCTACTCATACCAGTTACGGTACCCTTACTACCAGGTGACATCATTTCACCTTCCATATGAAGTAAAAGTACTCTATCTCCTTTATTTAATTTTGGGTTTAGCATAAATTCTTTTAACAATAAATATATTATAAGTATTTATTATCATATGAAAGTAGTATTAACTGAAAGTCAATATCGTGCAATTTTATTGAATGAATCTCGTGATGAGTTTACAAACTATTTAAGCAATTTGAAAGAATTTGCAGAAACTGTCATTACCAAGACTGAACAAGATTTAAAAATTAATTTAAATATGTTGTTGATTTGGGGTGCAGGTGTTGGAGGTGTTATGGCACCACTAAACGATTTTATTATGAGTGGGAATTTTAATTTGAATGAATTCCAAGTGGCGTCTATCCTTTGTGCAACTTCAGCAATACTTTTTAACGAAAGTAAATCAACCATTAAAACGTTAGTTGACCACATTAAAAAACAGGGTATTTTTGAAGTTTTTTCTCAAGTATTAAAAAAAGGTACCAAATTAAGACAGACGTTCTTTAAATTCATTGAGAGTCTTAATATGACATTGTACACAATATCAAATATAATGAGTTACTCATTCATCATACCTATCTTACCTATAATATGGGAAATGTCTCAATCAGGCATTAAAGGGAATGATGTAAAAGAAATTATAGTTAGACTAATGTCGTTTGGATTGGTAAGTGTTTCAGGTAACGCTCTTAAAGAATTGATTACTAAATTAGTTGCTCGATTTAGAGACTAATATTTTAAAACATTACTTATTATTATAATATTGTAAAATCCTTTGAATCACTCTTTCTTGAGAGGCGTTATTCAAAGTATGTTTATTTTTATTTTTTGCAAACCAATCTCTAACGCTCTGTTCAAAAGGTTGTTTAGTTATTTTAGACTTTCTTTTAATCCCAGCAACCTGAGCATCTAATTCGTGAGGTTGTGAATAATATTTCTCAGGACTTTTTTTACCTTTAGGGTTCTCATCACCTCTTCCATATTGTAAATGATGTTGTAATTCGTGTCTAAATGTTTCGTTTAAATCACCAACCAATTCATATAATGATTTAGGAAATGCTTCAGGATTAAATACGATTTCAATCTCTATTGTTTCATCATCCTCATAATAACCACCATCCAATTCAAACTTATCTACCTCATCACTTTCTTGAATTCTTAATTCAACGTTAAAGTCATTTTTTAAATTTTCAAATTGATACGTAAATTCTCCGGTAGTATCTTCAGGTAAAGTGTATTCTCCGTCACCTTTACTTTTAAAAATTTGTATAATATCTTCAACAACTTTTCTAACCACATTTCGTTTTTCACTTTGTGATTCTGTAATACTCGTAGGTTCGTCTGAATTTAATTCTAAATTAACATTAACAATTTCAGGGGAATCATCCAAACTAAAATGTTGTAAAACTCTCCAAATATCATTTTTTAATTTACCTGATAGATAATATATTCTATCATCAATTTTCATACGGGTATTTAACCCCTTAAAGATATCTTGAAAACTAGGAGGAGTCAACTCAAGGATAGTTAAATCAATACCTATATGATTTAAAGGATTACCCATATGGAGTAATGTTAAATCCCCAGTTATTTTAAATTTATATTTAAAACTAATGTTAAATGGTACGTCAGATAATAATGGTCCATTATATTCATAAACCTTATCTTGGTTTAACCTATTAACAATATCATATATTCCTTGATTTTCACTCATACTGATAAATATCAATGTATTTAATAGTAAACTAAGAAGTGATAATATTTTTTACACACCACAAATATAATTAAAAAAATTTGATTAAAAAAAAATAATACCTTAATTTTACACTATGGCATTACAAAACAATAAAAAGGAAGATAAACCAACTAAGTGGGAAAGAGTTTACGAAGACGAAGAATCTATTTCTATTTGGAAATATGATAGAACTATAACCACAAATGGACCTGTTTCTGTTGAATATAGATGGAAAAGGGGTTTTAACATTTGGACTTCTCCAAATAAAAAGAAGACAATTAAAGATTTAATCTCTGAAGAAAAAAAGTCTAAGAAGAAAGGTAATTAATCCTTTCTTCAATCGCTTTTTGCATTATTAATAAATCTTGTAATTCTTTATTATCACTTTCTGTGATAACTCTTCTAACTTTTTTACCTTCTTTTAAACTAACTGGATTCCCTATACTTTCTATCTCCCAATCATTCGTGTAAGTATCATACACATTTTCATTCATATATTTACCTTCATAATAATCAAATTCGCCTTCATAAATGAAAGAATTAACATACTCTTTATCATATGTATGTATATTGTGTAAATAACTTTCTGTCATATATTTTCTAACATTTACTGATATATCTACAGGAAATACCATCATTTTTGGAACTACAATATCTCCTTCCCCATCAAAATCATGATTATCTTGATATAACTTCCAAAAAAACCCATATGACTCCCAATCAATATTCGTAATACCAAATTTCTTAATTGAATTATCAATTAACTCTGTAATAGTTTTAGAATAAGCGTCATCATTAGTCCAACTAATATCACTTTCACTCACCTCTTTACCAATTTCATTGATAATCAGTTTTAATACCGATTTTGGTAATTCATTTTCAAATCTTTGCATAGTAATAAATATGTTAAAAATAAAAAACCACCCGAAGGTGATTCTTTAATCATTGTCCAAGAAAGTAACTCTATTTGTGATTGGGTCCCAATCAATATTCCAAGGTAATTGAGCGTAATTATATCTTTCGTTTAATACCGCAGCATTGAAATAATGAGTGTGTCCGTCAAAGTAGTGTCCATACCCTGTATGAATATGCCCACAAACGTGAATCTTTGGTTTAATAGATTTAATTCTTTCCGCCAATAATTCACAACCTAATCTATGTCCTCTTCTACCCTCAACATCGTCCAAGAAACCCCAAGCAGGACCGTGAGTAATCAAGATATCAACATCAGGAATAATCATATCCCATTTTGATTTAAGTTCTTCACCGTTGCGAGGAAGATTAAACGCCCAATTATAGAATTCAGGTTGCCAAGGACTACCCCAAATCTTAATCATTTTATCATAGTCTTCACCTACCATCAAAAGCTCATCTTGTAGGTAATCAATTGTTTTATAAGAATTAACTATCTTTGATGTTTTCTTAACATTATTTTGAAATCCCCAATCGTGATTACCCGCAATAAATACTTTGGTATCATAGTTATCAATTTTATCGAACCATTTACAGAATTCGGTAATCTCGTGTTCATAACCCATTGAAGATATGTCCCCCGCGTGAATTAATAAGTCACCACCAGGTAAGTCTTGAGTCACTTGTTTGTGATTATTGTGAGTATCCGACAAAAGTGTAATTTTCATAATTCTTAATTTTTTTACAAAGATAATAAAAAATAGGCTAATCCCACCATTTTTCTATATTATCTTCCATTATTTTAAACAATAGTTTTCTTGCTCTGACGTGATTTATGTATCCAATATTCATAGCAATGATTTGTTTATCATCCTCACGTCCTTCTCTATTAAAAACACCCTCACCATTTAACACTCTTTTATAGATTAATGGGTATTTTTTAAAATAATCATCAAAATTCTCTCCTAATACTCTTGATTCCCAAGAAGAAAGTCCCGGATGTTCAGGAACATCCTCAAACCAATGTTTTGTTTTATGATAATCCAAATATTCAGAAGAATAAAACTCTTCTTGAATCAACCCCATCAATTTCACGCACAATCTCATTCTTCGAGCATCTTCTTGAGCTCGGGTATGTAAATCTCTATGTCCAATATAATTAGCTTGTGCAGATAGTTTGTGTTTCATTATCTCAAATATGTAATGACTATCCCAATTTCTGTCTTTCCATATGATTGGAAACCAATAAATTAAACTTTTCACTCCTCGTTTAAATTCAAGATGTAAATATTTTCCATCGTGTTTCCACCATAATGGTATGAATCGTAATTTTCTCATAATCCACGATTCTTTTTCTCTTTCTTCCGTCCATTCGTCGAATATGTCTCTTTCTGGTTCCATATATTTTTTTTACAAAGATAATAAATTTTAGTCAAAATACAAATAAAAAAACCCAAGAATTTCTTGGGTCTTCTGGTACTTGATATATATAAACACCCATAAGGGGGTGGAGGTATCATATAAATATATATTATTTTAAAAAAATTTAGTTTTACGACTATCCCAACCCCAATTTATTTGATATTTCAGGAATCATCGACTCATCAAATTCCATTCCGTGTCTATTTTCAAAATGAGTTAACAATAACTCTAATGGTTTTTTGTACCCATAATGTTTTAAAATTATATAAGCACCTAAATCTGCCTCAAGTTCTTCTTTTTCATTTCTAGGTCCTGAATGATTTAATAATATGTGAGACACTTCGTGAGCTTCGATAAACTTTAAAATACTATTGTCGTCTCCGTTTAATAATTCTTCACCATCAACGATTATTAAATTTTTACCAGGTACCATAAATCCATACCCGTATTCGTCAAAATACGATTTAACTTGTTCATATCGTGGGTCATCATCAAAAACAACCACAACGGTTATTTCAGGTAAAAACTCACTTTTAAATTCTAATTGTGTTTGTTTCATAGGCAAAATTGGGGTGATTATACCCACCCCAATGTTTTTCTTTTATTGTTTAATAGTATTTCAAATTTTACATCACAATTATATGTAAGTTCATCCAATTTACTATCCTTTGAATTATAAAAATCAGCCCATTTCTGTTTAAATAATTTATAATATTTTTCGGTAGCATCTAAATGACTTTGAATTTTACAAGACTTTAAAGTCTCAATGATTCTTTCATATTCTGTTTTAAATTTATCCATACTATTTGTATTATTCATTTTAAACAAATATAGACATTTTTTTTAATTATGCCAATAAAGCGTAATATTCTTTAAAATGTTTCAATCTATCAGCCAATCCTATTGTACCTCCATTAACTCTTTTTGTTACCGAAGTTACAGTTGCTTCATCAGCACCTTTATCACAGATTGCCCATAATTTATTTGAATCAAAGAAAAATGCTGCAGATGCTAATGGGTATTTTGTCGCAACTAAGTCAGGATTTGCTACGGTATCTTCACCAATAAATTTAGCAAAGTTAGTATAGTTTGATTTACCGGTTAATTGAATATAACCTCTTCCACGGAATTTAAAACCTTCTTTTGAAGCTTCGTTACCATTACCCATACGGTCAGCATATACTCTTGATGCAATCTTCTCGGGTTGACGAGCGTAAGATTCATTTAAATTACCTGGAAAATATTTTCCAAATATTTTTTTAAGTCCATCTGCAGAATAGTTCACATTCTCACTAACCGCTTTAAATCCACCACTCTCGTGTCCACATTGTGCTAAGAAATGTGCTAATCTTAACGGAGTTGTGATATTGAATTTTGCTGCGGTATCAGGAATCTGAGCAATTACCGCGTCAGGAATATGTCCTTTTAATTTTTCTAATTTAAATGCTCCCCCTGTTGGAATTACAACATTTTCTTTAATGACTTCACCGGCAAACATTTTACCCCAAGTTCCTTCACCAACGATTCCGTCAGCAGTTAAACCATTTGCAGATTGCCATTCTTTAACCTTTGCTTCTGTACCAGGTCCGAAACTTCCATCGGCGGTTAATCCTAGTTTTGCTTGTAATTTTTTTACATCCTCTCCTTTAGAGCCGTTTTTTAATAACATTGTTTTTGTAATTTATTATAGTTTATTTTATAATAAATATTTACAAAAAAGATTAATCACCTATAACACTCCTTTTCTCTTCAAACTTCTTCTACAAGACGAATAGTGTTTTTTTTGAAAATTTATAGCATCAATCTCTAATGGATGATTTTCATAATCATATTTTTCACAAAGTTTATAGTATTGTGACATATTAGCTAATTTTGGCATTTGTAAAAAATGTCTAAATTCGTGAATAACTGTTAATATGATAAGTCTTTCATTCCCACATACGTTTGGGAATACACTAATAATTCTATTACGGTAATGTCCATAATATTGTTTAACTCTTTTGTCAAACGATACATTAAGTATTGGGTTAACCGTCTTTAATGGATTTCCAAATTTAGTTAAACACCAATCAAAGGTAGATTCCGCAATTTTAATAGATTGTTCTCTCGTTAAGACATTGTTAGTAATCATACCACAAAGATACGATTTTTTTACAAAATCACCAAAAATAGTTTTAATACCCTAATATCGTATTATTTGAATACCCGGTATTAATTAAATAATAATTTGAACTTCCCCCACTAACAGGTGAATTAATTGTAATAGTGGAAACCCCGGGGTAAGTTACCCTTAAATCAGTTGTGGACGAATTAATTGCATTAAATTGAGTAGAAGTGAATAATCTAACATCGGGCAATGGAGACTTCCAAGTTGTAAACCTACCTGACTTTTTCATAAAAATATAATACGTGTCAGACACTGTAATAGTTCCATCATTATTAACATCGTATTTGTAATAATCTAATGATGTCCAAGTTCTACTAATAGATTTAAGTCCAGCACTTGAGGCGTCTACAGTTTGTATTGTAGTTGTAGTTGGTGATGGAACATCTATTTGAAGATACCATTCCGTTGCAGGATTTGTTGTTTCATTTATTGTGTATTTTCCCGTTGCGTCGGTGTATACGGTTTTAAATAAAACCCAAGGAGTAAAATCAACAATATAATCAAACTCTAATACATAGTTTAAAGAATTATTATTATTCAAGTCATTCCATTTACCACTACCCACAAATTGGGTGTAATCTTCAGTTCCCGAATTATTAGGTTCTCCACCGTTCCAATTGGAATAAGGATAAATCCCATATCTATAAGAGTATAAATTATACATTCTATTTACCTCATCAGCAGTTATACCTCTATCGAAAACCTGAAAGTCACCTAATCTAAATGCACCATACGCACCTGAACCCATATTAGTCGCGTCCGCCAAACCAATTCCATAATATAACCCATTTCCATTTAATTGGGGTGATTGTCTATTAGTTACCACCGAACCAAAACTAACACCATCTTTATACCCTGTTAAAGTTGTTCCGTCATAAGTAAATCCAACTAAATGCCAAGCATTTAATGTGATTGAAGTGTTTAAAGATACAATATTAGTATTCCAAATACCTACCTTTAAAGTATTACCACCGGTAATTTCAATTTGAGAGTCGTGCCAACCTGATGATGGGTTACCCGCACCCAATTCAGTCACAATAACACCATTTCCTGTTGGATAAACCCATGCCATTAATGTAACAGTATTACCTGTTACTTTTGACGCTAAGTTATCTGTAATTCCGTATTGATTAACACCATTGAAAGTTAAATACTTTCCTGATGTACTTGTGTAAGTCGGTGAATTAGTTAACGTGGCATTAACACCCCCTTTAATATCCAACAATGATGTTCCTGATGTGTAAGATGATACATCATAATCCGCCTGTAATCCATTAGTAACTGGAAGTTCAGTCCATCTGTATCCACCTAAAGGTTCTGAATAGAAATACCCCGCAACTTTATCCTGATAATACCCAATCCAACCACTTGGCCAAGTATTAAATACAAATGTGTTTTCAGCAGCATTAGAAAATGTAACCAAATGCCCATTCATTGCTTCACAATTAGATTTTGCAACTGTCCAAGTTGCCAATCCTGTTGAACGGTAATACGAGTGTCCGTTATAATTTGTTTGAGATGTAAATCCTGTTAAAGTTGGTGTGGTTCTTTTATATATTTTAACAGGTACGTTAGCAGCACCAACATTATTAGCGTTGTAAATGTATCCCGAATATGTAAATTGAGCATTTGACATTAACGGGATAAACATAAACATCAATATGAATATCAGTATGTTTTTCATAGTTAGTATTTAGAAATCGCATCTTGTAATGCCTTTTTTAAACCCGCAGAAAACGCCGATTTTTCAAAAGGAAGATTTTCATCTTGTAATTCGATAAATGTAGATTTAACATCCATATTACTTTGTCCTGTACCTAAGTAAGAAACTCCATTTATTATAACATTTAAAGTTACGATTGTTTTTTTTCTTTTAAACTCAAAAGGTCCAACCCCTACTCCTGTAGTCGGAGCTTCAATACTTTCAATCACCACAGAAACTGGTACACCATTTTCACATATGGAATGATTAGTTGATAGTATTTCTTCCGTAATTTGTTTAACCCCAAGAGTAAATCTTTTAGGATTAACTCCTTGGATGTCTCCCTTACTTTCAACGTTTTTTACTGTGTAACAAACTTGGGAAAATGATGTTACAAAGATTAATAATGTTACTAATACTAATAATAATTTTTTCATGCTTTTATAATAATGCTTTACCTCCAAGTAATACTTGATAATTTAATGGAGCGTCGTTTATTGGTTGTATACCACTAAAACTTAAATTAAGTTTAAATTTTTTAGTTATTTTATAATCAAATGATGTAAATGGTACTGCCATAAATCCTGATTTGTACCATATTCCTTCATAATAATAAATATATGGGGAGTATACCATTACAAGCATTGCGGTACCGCTTATAGATTTGTTAATATTAAAATTATTGACAACACCTGCCAATGTTGATAAACTTTTAAATTTAGATTCACCTAATTTACCTGTCGTAATATTTTGTCCCACAGTAAAAGTAAACTTACCACTTTTATATGATTTCATTATTGATATGGTATTAAACAAATCCTTTTGAGTATTCAACATTGTTGAATTAGCAACCGTTGTTGTATATTTACCAGACCTAAGTGCGTAAAATAATGTAATACAACTATTTTGAGCACCACTGGTGTAATTAATCAACGCACCTTTTGCAAAAGTGTTTTCGGTATTAACTTTAACAGTACTAGCATTCACTCTAAATTGTCTCGGTTCATTTCCTGATGCACTCGATATCATTACGATATCGCCTGTCACCATCAAATTACCTTGTTTAACTGATGATACTTTCGCTTTAACTTGAGTCGAACTTCTTACCTCATCACTTTTAACATCCGATATTTTTTCGTTATCTGTTTTTTCACCTGATTCACCATTTACAGATGGTTCAGATGTTGAGTTATCTGAATTTGAAGTTTCACCATTTACAGATGATTGAGACGTTGAATTTCCCCCTTCAGTTGAGTTACTTGAACTTGAAGACTCTCCATTTTGTTCTGAATTTGATTGTCCTTCAGAATTAGAATTTCCTGAAGTTCCTCCCCCAGTTGAGTTTTCTTTTTGATTATTGTCAGAAGTTGTTGAATTTCCTCCGTTATTATTCGTTCCTCCATTTTTGTTATTTTTATTATTATCCTCATCTTTTTGATTACTCGATGCTGATTTTTCACCACTTTGGATAATACCTTGTAACATATTACCTCCCGCACTTGACGACAAATCTGACATACTAGCAATTGATGACATTGAGGACATTACTGAATTTAAAACCGAAATTGTATTTACGGTTACTAACGCATTCATATTGGTGTTTTGTGATAATGCTACACCACCACAAGGTCCTGTTCCTTCGGGTATTGATGAGTTTACCTGAGTAATCCAAGCTTCTAATGCCCCCGTTTGTAATTGAGCAGGAGTAAAACTTTGAATTTGTCCATTATAGATTAAGGCTACACTTCCATTAGGATTATTAATGAAAATTTGTTTTGTTTTAAAAGTACAGGGGTCCGTAAATGAATACGAAAACCCCTGTCCAAATATTGTAATAGTTGAGAACAGAAAACATATTGTAAATATAATCTTCTTAATACTCATTATTATTCTATACTCATAGTGTTTGATAAAGAAACACCATCTTCTTCGTCAACTTTTTGAATTAACATTTTATCTCTATCTTCAGAATTGAACCAGTAGTCGACAACTTTATTTAAATTACCAACAAAAGCACCTAATAAGATTAGTAACATTTCTTTCCAATCTTCTCCGATTGATGCACCCATAAATACACCAGCATTAATACCCACAATGATTAATGTAAATAAACCTAATACAATTGCAGTGATTCTCCATCTATTAGCCTGCATTTGTTGTAACATATAATAAAATCTATTTTTATCATCTACTTTAACAGTGGATGGAGAGCTAATAAAACTTGTTAATTTTTCTTTTAATTTTCCCATTTTTTTTTTAAGATTTAAAGACACCTTTTTTTATTAATTTAGAAATAACTCTTGACGATGCCGTTTCAAGAGCTTTTTTAGTTGATATACCAATAGTTGATTGGTTAAATTTAATTTCATCCACACCGTCTAATAATGATGCCGTTTTAACTGTAGATGATTCACCTAATCCACTACCCGTAATTACTTCACCCGTTTCAGCATCAACAAATCTAACTTGTAAACCTAAACGAGTTGTTTGTGTTGCTTTAGAACCGCTAGTTGCTTTAACAACTTCATCCTCTGAAACTGAAAAATCGTAAACTTCAATATAAACAAAGTATTTTGCTAAGATGACATTCCCTTTAACTTTAATTTCATTTTGAGATATTCCTTTTGCAGATGCTTTATCTTGAGCAATCATTTTGTTTTTAATTTCCGCCTTATCCTCAGTGAATTTAAATCTGTCTGTCATCTCAAGGTATTCTAAAACAATATTAGCAACCCCTAATCCGACTCTCTTATCTTTTAACTCAGGATACATTTCATAAACAGATTCATTAATACCAATTTGTAATACTTGAATAGGGATTACAATTGTATCGGTATAATCTGCAACTGCGGATATTGATTGTTTTTTTTCAAAATCTGCTTGATATTGTTCTGTTTTAACAGTACCAATTTGTGCCGAAACATTACAAGAAAGTAATATAAACGGTATTAGGTATATTAGTTTTTTTAATTTCATATTACCAAGGGTCTTCTTCTTTTGGTTTAGCAGGTACGGGAGCTACAGCAGATTGTGCAGGAGCCGCTTGTTTTTCAATCACTCGTTCTTTAACAATCGTATTTGTTCCACCTCCTGAAGATTGTTTTTGTTGATTGGTATTATTGTTTTCCAAATTAACATTAATCACAGGCTGAGCCGGAGCAGCTTGTTCTGTTTTTGTTTCTTCTTTATCTTCCCCACCGTTAAATAGAGTTGTCGTAACCCAAGTTCCTCCTGCTAATACTGCAGTTGATACAGTTCCGATAATTGTTTTCTTTAATCCTGACCAAGTTCCATCTGATTCAGGTACATTTGTTTCCTCTGACATATTTTTGTTTTTTAATTTAGTTTATTGTTTAAAGGCTAAGAGGTACCAAAATAGTACCTCATTTTTTTATTTTAAAACAAATTTATTTGTTATTGTTTTGTCTTGTCTTTTTAAAACCGCCACATAAGTACCTTCAGGTAAATATCCTAAGCTAGCACCGTATTGATATTCTCCTTCAGGCATTGTTCCATTAACAATAACCTTATGTGATTTACCATCAATTCCGTAAACAACTAACGTAACATTACCTTCTTTAATTACTTCGAATTTAACGTTTATGTAGTCATCCGTTGGGTTTGGAAAAATTTTCATATCTTCATTTAACGAAAAATCAAAGCTATTAGATATCTTATAAACAACTAATATTCCGTTTGTTGGTGCAATACTCAAATCTTTCGCAATTGTATTTCCTGCGAATTTATTAGTTGTGAATAAAGGACTTGTTCCCCATTGATTTTGTGGTTTTTTTGCTAAAAACTGAAGAGTAACAACTTCATCATTATTACGTAATGAATTTAGATTTGTACTATTATCATAACCACCCCAATCAACTTGATTGTCATTAGTATTAAGGAAAGTAATCCATCTTGAACTTGCAGATTTAGATTCAACACCTTTAAAATCTAAAAGAGTGTCATCATATTTGAATCCAAATTGAAGTGAACCTAAATCATTTCCATTAGTATATACTCTAACTGGTATATTAACTAAATTACCTTCATCTACTGAAAGACTCGGAACATTAACCTCAATAGACGCGGTTGGGAAATCGTATTCAACTTTGTTGTCAATGACATTATAAACCTGAGAAGGTGTATTTGAATTAGGGTTTATTGTAATATCAATAGGTGTTAAACGAGCCATATGATATCCAGTTCCATTTGCATCTCCAGGTACTAAAACATAATAAGTAACTGAGTCAGGTTGTCCTGCAACAATATCAAATGTAAAATTAGTTACACCAGCAATTGTTGAGGTATAGTTATTAGTTGAACCGTTAATAGTATTATATTCAGTTTGAGTAAAGAATTTAATATCTTTAACTGAATTTGGCCAAGTTGTGAATCTACCAGCAACTCTACCAAATACGCCATAAGCGTCGGAAATTGATACATTATTATCTCCATTAACATCTGCCGCGTAATAATCAAATCCTGATGGAGTTGATGTACCTAAAACATATTGGTTAATTTTTTGAGCATCACTTGTAGATATTACGTTACCTACCGCTAAAGTATCTCCCTGAACTTTTAACCTAACATTCCAACCTGTAGTGTCAATAGCCACGTTATTAAATGCAAATGTACCATCATTAGCAGTTAATTGAGTTGAAACTTGACTCCAAGTAGATGAAGTTTTTAATTTTTTCTCTAAAGCAACTGTTAGGTTTTTAGCACCTGAACCAGTTACGTTAAGGAATGTACCGTGATACGACATAGTCTGTGGTAACATCACACCCCCAAAGTTTTGTAATGTAAGGGAGTTATCCATACCCGCTTGTGTTGTTGATATAGATGGAAATGTTGCAACACCACTAAATGTCATATTTCCGATTGAAGTTAATGACGAGAAACCTGCAATGTGATTTAACTTTAACTGAACAAATGCTCCATTAGGGATTTGAAAAGTCGATAAGTTACCTGTGTATGACATTGTGATTGTTACATATCCTCCAGCAGGATTATCCACGAATTGTAGATATTGAGCGTATGAAGTATTCAATGACGTTACGGTATCAACACCTGAGAACGCTAGTTTATCGTAAAATACTCTGAATTGTGCCGCCGTAATTAAAGTAGATGTGTTATTATAGAAACACAATCCAACATTTGTAAACCCTACTGATGACGGTGCCAATTGATAGGTGGGGTCTAATGTCACAAATACTCCTGACGATGCAGGGATTGGACACGTTTGGGAAAACCCGACAAGACTCAGTAGCATGACTGAGACTGCCATTAGAATTTTTTTCATAATTTAGTTTAAATCTTGGTAATTTATTTTTATATAAATATTTCGATATGTTAATTATTCATTTGTAAATGAATATATTTATTAGTATGAACAAACTGTTAAACGAAATTCAAAAAATTAGAGGTATTATAAATGAAGGTAATATCGAAACATATCTTAAAAAAATTAAAGATATTCTTATTGTTAATGATATAATGACACCATCAATCGAATCTAATTTAAATTCTATAATATTAATTGGTGATGAAAAAATAATCGATTATGAATTAATGGAGAGAGGACTTAAAAAAGTTTTATCATTCAAAGGTGATAAGAAAAAAAATGTTGATTCTTATTTTTCAAAAATTTTAGATTCATTAAAAACGAGAGAACAAGGAATATATAACGTAGAACCTGAAAGTGATGATTATTCTTTTGAACCTCAAGAACCTTCAATTATACCAAAAAAAGTTTATAGAAAAGAATTATACGGGTTACAAGTTGAACTTCTTAAATTAGAAGAGTGGTTAATGAAAAATAACAAAACAGTTATTATCGTGTTTGAAGGTAGGGATAGTGCTGGTAAAGGTTCAACAATTTTAAAGTTCACCGAAAATATGAATCCAAAAGGATTTAATGTTATAGCAATGGGAATCCCAACTCCTGAAGAAAGAGAAAATTGGTGGCAAAGATATGAATCAAAAATTGAGAAAGGTAAAATTAACCTATTTGATAGAAGTTGGTATAATAGAGGTTTAATTGAACCTGTTATGGGTTATGGTAGTGATAAAGAATATCAAGAATTTATGGATGGTGTTGAAGAGTTTGAAAATTCTTTAGTTAAAGATGGGGATTATTTATTTAAATTATGGTTCTCAATTGACAAAGAAACTCAAGCAAAAAGATTTGAGATGAGACAAAATTCAAAATTAAAATATTGGAAGTATTCCCCTAACGATTCTAAAATGCAAGATTTGTGGGATAGATTTACAGAATTTAAAGATAAATTATTTGATAAGACATCAACTTTGAACCATCCTTGGATTATATTGGATGCTATTGACAAAAAAGTATCAGGGTTAAACGCAATTAGGTATGTATTACAAAATATACCTTATGAAGGTAAAAATACCGAATTATTAGATAAAGAGTATCCTGAAGCTCTTACAGTTTTGAAACCTGAAAATTAAGCATAATAACCTTTATTAATATCTTTTGGTTTTGGACTACTTCCTTTTAGATAACCGTCAGCAACAGACGCTAATAAGCTACCTGTACCCCAAGTTTTAAGGGAACTCATTCTTGATAATTTTTTTAACCCAACGTCATTTTTAAGTCCATCTACTATATCAGTATAGTAATGTAGTTTTAATGTTTTACAAGTTGCTTCAATACCATCTTCAACAGATTTATAATTCTTAACTCCGTGAGTATTATTCTTATATTTTTTAGCACCTGGCATTTTCTTTGTGGTATTAAATGGATTGTTTGCTGCGGAACCCCCTTCGGCTTGTCTCCAAGCATAGAAAAACGCCATATTACCTTTAGTTGGTTCAGCGCCTAAACAACTTAATATTTTTTTATAAAATTCGTCGTCAGTTGTTGTGGTATTAGGAATCAAAACATCAGTTGTTATTTCTTCAGAACCTTTAACTCCATTGATTATTGGTTCAAAAAACTTTTTAAGTTTCTGATAGGTTTCATTGGATGCTAATTCTTTATCTGACTTAAGAATTAAATCTTTAATATCGTCTAAAATTGATTCGTTAATATTATTATTTTTCATTACCTTTCTTTTCAAAATAAATATCATTCGGATTTGAATTGTCCATTATTTTAACAAGATAAATATCAATAACCAATGCGTAAATGTACCACTGTACGTTATCTAAAGAATAATTAGTGTTAAAATGGCTAAAATAAAGTCCTTGAATTACTTTGAAAACAAAATAAATACGAATTACTATTACCATTAAGATTACCAAATTTTTCATAATTATACTTTATTATAGAAATATAAACTTTCAAATCTATCAAATCAACATATTTAGTATATTTATATTATTATGAAAAGATTAGTTATCGAACAAGAAATTTTAAAATTACCAAATGATAATAAATGGGAATATGCGGTTATTAACGGTGTTTGGAATGCAAAAAAAATAGGTTCAAGTAATTGGATTAATATTGAAACAAATCCTAAAGTTAAAAGCCAAATAGCAATTAACTTGTTAAATAAGTCATTCCCGAATGCCAAGTCTAAATCGTCATTAGGACAAACAAAAACTAATACGTTAGATAAAATGACTCAAGGGATTTCAAGACTATCGGACGTTAATAATTCACTTCCAAATAAAAATTCTAAATCGTTATCAGGACAATCAAAAATTAATAATTTAGATAAAATGACTCAAGGACTTTTAAAACCCTTGGATGTTAATAAGTCTATTAAACTTTTATTAGGAAATAATAACACTGTTACTTTATTTCCTAATATTAAAGATTTGTCATCAAAACTTATTAAGTTTTTAAATGTTGATATGTCTAAATCAGGTAATGTTGTATCCCTACCAAATTCAAAAGGATTTTATTGTAATAAAGATAAAAGTTATTATATCTTCAGTGATGGTAGTGATTATGATACAGATGTGTGTAGTGTAGGTGTAAAATTAAGTCCGAAATATATGGAAGAAAATGGTGTTTTTAAAATTAATCAAAATTACGATACCCCAACATTTAATCACGGAACGTATACCGAATACCCAAAAAATATTAAGGAAGGAAATTTAAAATTAACGATTAAAAAAATTCTTAAAGAAGAAATTCAAAATAAAAAATAACCCTTGAATAATCAAAGGTTATTTTTTTTCTTGTATCTACGCTCTTCTATCACTCACATCAATTTCTTCATCTAAAACAATATCACCTCTTCTTGTAACTCTAAGTTCGGCGGTTGGGTGTCCCTCGGTAGGATGTATATCCACATTATATTTATTATTCAAACTTTCTTGTTGTATTAATTGTTTATTACGTTCATCATCAGATAAAAGTTCCCAATTTGTTTTTTTAGTATTTTTAAATTCTTCTTTAAAAATATTCATAACATCTTCAGGTAAATCACAATCAATTGAATCAGTTCTTAAATCAATTATTGTCCAAAATGATGTTTCTTTGTCATACGATAAATCAAGATTTTTAAAACCCGCAACTTTATCTCCAGTTTTTTTATTAATATAATAAATTAAAATACCTCTCTTACTATATCTAAAGTAATATTCCGATTCATTTTTAGATGATGTACACCATTTAGTACCTGAACCATATTTTACTGACGCTTGATACGACAATGGTTTTAAAACTAACCACTCATCTGTCTCTAACAATTTTAAAACTTGTTTTTCCAATTCTTTGTCAACAGTCTTTAAATCGGATAAAGATATTTGTAATTCTAACTCTTCAAATGTTTTATATGATGTTAAATCGTTTTGCACAATTAAATTTCTATCGTTAAGTTCAATAAATTTTTCAATAGTTTTAGATTCATTATATCCGATATATTCACTTAAAACTCTAATCATATTAACTAAATCAAAATAATTTTTAGTAATAAGTTTATCAGGATTTAACTTAAATTCTCTAACTAACTCTCTATAAATGTCGGAATAGTTATTATCATTATTACGTTTATTATACTTATTTTTGATTAAATTAACCACCATTTCGGTATATTTTGATTTCCCATAAATGTCATTGATAATATCGATTATATTAATATTAAAATTAGGATTTTGTTTTTTTAACTCATCTATTTTTCCCATCGTATTTTTTGTTTAAATATAAATTTTATTTTTTATCTTATCAAGTTTTAAATATTTATAATGAAATAGCCGCCTCATTAAATTGGGGACTTTTAGGACCGTTATCGTTTTCGGTAACAAGGAAGAGGGGAATTCGCTACTCCCCTTTTTTATTTATTAAAACAGAACACTCCAAAGTTTTAAACAAATCCATTTGGCAATATAGAAACAACCCATTAATAATACTAATGATGTACCCACAATAAGACCCACAATACTTAGTCCTAATGTTGTTAAACCAATTTTCATTAAATTTATTTTCATTTTGCAAATATAATAAAATTATTATTCTGTTATCATATTTTCTTGAATTAATTTTGCTATTCGGTTTCTTCCTTTCTCATTAATTGGGATTGGATTTCCTTCCTCATCAATTCTGACAAATCTTATATTGGTTTTTAACACTACAATTTGATTACCTGTATATACGTTATGCGCTCTTGCCTCCATATATAAAACAATTGATGTGGTACCTAATTTAGTCGGGTATCCGTATATTTTTAGTAGTTGTCCTTCTTTTGCCGGTTTTTCAAAAAAACATTTATCAATTGACACAGTCACCATTCTTGGTGAATCACAAAGTTGCATAGAATATCCCGCAGCCGCAGAATCTATCCAAGCGAGTAATTTTCCACCGAAGAGGTTTCCGTGAAATCCTAAGTCTGATTTTTTGATTGGGTGAGTGTTTAATAATTCCATAATTAAAATATAATAAAAATCCCTTCTTAAATCAAAGGGGATTATTAAATATTTTAAGGTTTAAACACGTATCTTGAGAATCCTTGTGATGTTGAGGATATTTTATAGATTGTAGGATTTCCTGAAACTTTATACCATATCGATAACCTATCTCTGTTTGCGTATCCAACAGAATTCCAATAAAAACTTATATCACTTTTTGGTATAAAAATATTATCTTTAAAAATAATACCTGATAGGTTATTCGTTAAATGTTCTATAATTTTTTCACCATCAGTCGTTACCATAGTTTTTTTAAGGTTTCCAATAAGGCTTGACATAAAAACTTTAAACGCAGTTTTAACATCTGTAATTTTTGGAATTTTTGATAATCCTTCAATAATTAATGAGTAGTTAACATTTGACGCGTCAATTTTAAAAAACTCTGAAAGATAACTTGGTTCCTTAAACGGTTTATATTTAATTTCCACTAATCCTCCTTTTTGAGCAATTCGTACTACTTTTTTAGTAATTCTATCTTCATAGATTAATGAATCTCTAAGTATTAAATCCGCTTTAACATTTTCAGGAGAATAATTAAAATTAAATGCGAAAGACAAAGATGAAATTATTTTAGATATAATATCATTAGCATCACCATATATTTTAACAGATATTAGTTTTTCAATAAGATATAAAACTTTTGAAATATCTGAGTCTTGACTATTAAATTCTCTTGCAGATATCACCATATTATTATATGAATAATCTTTTGACAATAACACTTTTAATTGTGGTGAAGTCCTATAAATACTAAATGGACTACTTTCTCCTTCCGCAAATGAATTTTCGTAATCCGCATAGGCTCTTTTGGTTTCATTATAAAAATTATCTAAATCAACATTACCTCTGTCAGTTAATATTTTTATTAATCTATTTTTATGTTTGTCGGCAAATCTTGGGTCTTCAAAAATTTTAATAATATCTTCAATCTGTTGTTTTGCAACATTAATATCTTTTTGAGCTAAATCATAAACAATTTCTGCCAATTTTTTAATAGCAATTGTTTTAGATTTGTATTTAGAAATTAACTCGGCAATTTTTTGAAAGTATTTTTCAAATGTTTCTTTATCTTCTAATCCTTCGATTGACGATAACATTTTTTTTAACTCTAAACCTCTTTCTCTGGTTTTAGTACCTTTATTATGTTGTAAACCTATTGTTACTGCATCATTTTTTAATTTCTTCAAAGACGGATTTGAAGATATATCAATATTTTTTGTTAAATCGATTGTATCGTTTTCCGTTAAAATTAAATATGGTAACGACTTTTTAATTTGTTCTAATGTAACTAATACCTTCATTAATATTATTTTGTTATTATAAATACCTTAAAAAAACAAAATCCCCTATTTGAGTAGGGGATTTCAATTTAAATCTTAAAAAGGATTACTCTTCATCTTTAGTTCCAATCGCAACATCTTTTTTCATAGCAGTAAATTTATCAAAAGATGATAAACCTAAACAACCAAATGCTAATAATGCAACAGCATTAACTAACACAGGTGATGGAGCTTGGTCCTCAGGTGAAAATGAGTTATGATACATAGTCACACAAAGTGCCACAGTACACAAAAATCCGCAAACTCTTTTCATAGATACTTTTCCAGTTTCGTCAAATAATATTTCTTTCATATCTTGGTATTTTTATATCAATAAATATCTATTAAACCAAAAAAGGGAGACTGTCGTCTCCCTATGTACTCCCCCGTCGGGGATTTGTTAGAATTTTTACTTAGGACTTCTGAGACCTGTGGGGATTGAACATCCACAACTTTTTTAAAGAAATAAAGTTAGTAAAAAACTTGGCAAATTTAAACTTATTTAGTGTACACTAGGTTATAGTTAAGGTAGTTCCAACCTGTTAACCTTATCACTTTTTTTTCGTTTTGTTTTTTAGTTTTAAGAGGTGTAACAAAATCTGCGGGTGTAGTAACTGAAAACCCTTGAATAAAAATCCCTCCGTTCAATAATTCAAATATAAAACATTTTTTTTATTCTGTCAAATTAAAAAAACAAGGAAAATTTTCATCTTCCTTGTTCTACATATTTTTTAGTATTTTTCTTTATACCTTGATATTATTTAAAGTATTATTAATTAAATTATAACTTATGGTACTGTAGGAGTTGGTGTTGGTGTACGAGTTGGTGTTACTGTTGGTGTTACTGTTGGTGTATTTGTTGGTGTATTTGTTGGTGTATTTGTTGGTGTATTTGTTGGTGTATTTGTTGGTGTATTTGTTGGTGTATTTGTTGGTGTATTTGTTGGTGTTACTGTTGGTGTATTTGTTGGTGTATTTGTTGGTGTATTTGTTGGAGTTGGTGTATTTGTTGGAGTTGGTGTATTTGTTGGTGTATTTGTTGGAGTTGGTGTATTTGTTGGTGTTTGTGTTGGGGTTGGTGTGTTTGTCGGTGTTTGTGTTGGTGTTACCGTTGGAGTTGGAGTATTTGATGGTGTTAGTGGTATAGGTGGCCAAACACTATTATCTGATTCCACGATAGGTGGGTTTACTATATCCGTTGAGAATGTCCCGTCAACGTACCAAATTGTTTTTTTTTCATTTGGATTTAATTCTACTTCATTTTCTAACATTCCGTCACTAAGTCTTTGATAGTTCAAATAAACTACAGTATCTCCAGTATTAGTAAATGAAACTTTTCTACCTGTTGCCATTTTATTTTTTTTTTACTTTTTTTTATTATTTATTTTATTATTCAAATTTTATATGAACATATTCCCCAAGTGGTCCTGCAGCTTTCAATACGAAAGGGGCACTTACCAATTCAGGAATTGCTTTCTTTAATTCATTATATGTGTTATGAGCTTTCGCTTTACATAATTGTAAATTACCTGTCCCATCATCATTGTTACCAACAACCATATCATCATAATCCATAACATCGGACCATTTAGAATTTGATGTGTTATTATCAACGTGCCCTGCCGGCATTTTAGATGTGGATGCGTTAACCATAATACGGTTTATTTTACCACCATCTTTAATGAAGTTTTTAATTGTATCAACAAATGACGCTGTATGTAAGTTATGAGGTGTTGCACTGTTTTCAGCAAAGAAATCACCAATGTTATATGTTTTTGGTAATTTCATCATATTTTGACTAATACCAAAATCTTTTAACGATATAGGTTGTCCGTGCATTGAAACTTCCAATCTAATACCATATTCTTTACCGTGTTTAAATGCGGATTGTTGGAAAAAGATTTTATTACCTGGTTTAGCGTCGATAAGGTTTAATTTACCCTCAACACCTTGAGGAAACTCAGTTCCAACAACAACTCCTCCTAATGTAGGTGCGTTGTATTTTGTTGAGAAAAATAATACAGGTATCATACTACCAAAGTTCACAATTGCTTGGTTTTTTCCGTAGATATACTTACCGTAATTAATCGCATTTTTCATTTTAGGGTCGAATGCCAATCCTGACAACTCTTTCCCTTTAATATTCTCGTCATCAACTTCTTGTGTTTTTTGCGTCCACTCGGCAGATAATTCAGTTGTGGATGGAAATTCAACAGATAAGTTAGGAGATAATTCCCCATTTGATTTGTCGGCTAAACACATCTTACCACCATCAACATAAAAATAAAAACCACCAAGAGTATAATACTGTCCTGTCGGTTCGACTATATTACTATCATGCTCATTAATTACACGAGATACAATTCTTCGTAAGTCTGACTCGTTTAATTTTATAATTTTTTTCATAATAAATTTATTACCTATAAATACTTCGTTATTTTGTAATATTTTAAAATAAAATATCACCAGTTATATATTAAGACTATTTATTAATAAATAAAACATTTATCTAAATATGTCCAACGAAATTATAGATTTTATTAAAAAACAAGACAGTGTCTTTGACGCTTCAAAGTATTTTGGAGGTATGACTAATTTACTCAACCTGTCTAAAACAAATAACGAATTAAAAGATTTTATCGATACCAAGTTTAAAAGTTCTTTACAGATTATAGGAGATAAAGGTGTAAAACACAAATTTAATTTTTATATATTAGATTTCGAAGTTGACAATTCATACCCTGGTTACTCGAATGTTAATTTAACTGCAAATTTAATCCTTGATTATCCCAACCTAACCGATAATGAAATATTAAGAATCGGTAGATGGGTTTCCGAATATTGTGACGAAGGTGAGTTATATGCTGTAACAACTCCTGTTGGTGCATTTCCAACAGACTCTTACTATATGGTAATGATTCAAGAAATTAATGGTAAACCTGTTCCTTGGAAATTAGGGACATCGTTTCCAAATCCTGATGATATGATATCTGACGAAGAGATAAATAAACTTTTAAATAAAGGTGTCAATGGTAAAGAACCTGTTACCGAATCTTTAATTAGACTACAATCTTTATTTGGTAAAACTCTCTAATTTTCTTACCAAATATATAATATTTACCACAAAAAACCCCTATTTTGGGGTTTTTTTGTTACTTTTTACCGAAGTTTTTCATTAAGTTTGATATCATTTTCATTGATTCTTCCATCTGTTTTGAGTCACCAATTGGTGGAAAACTACCTGAAATGGGGTTATTTTTAGTAAAATTAGACATTTTACCACCATATTTCTTGATTAGAACTACGGCACAAACTAAAAAAGTTAATAATATCAAACAAATAATTGTTAAAATAATACTTAAATAAATCATAATTAAAATATACAAGTTAAATAATTAACTATCAAGTGTCCTACTAATATCGATATAATATTTAATGGTTCTTCTCATAATATTTTTATCTAAATTTGGAAATTCGTCTTCAACGGAATCAACTATTCTATTAACTAAGTATTTCTTATTATCATCTAAACTTTTTTCTTTACCATTAATTTGTATTCTTCTAAATGGTCTGGAAAACCCCTCAACACTGAAAACATTAATAGGAAAATGTCGTTTTAAGTGAGTTAACAACTTATTATCAGTAGTGTTATCGTATTTATTAAGAATCTCTTCTTTTTCTTCTTCTGTAATTATTAACTTTCTCATATGAAATATACTTTATTTGCAAATATAACTATAATTATCTAAGATGAAAAAAATGCTCGAACATTTAATTAACGTAATCCAAAAAGATGAGATGGAACTTATGTTCGGTAAGGGTAGTAAGATTGTTATAGAATCAGTGACTTATTCTACTAACGCTAAATCCTATGTAATTCATTCAAAAGTTTTTGCAACCGAAATTGATGATTCTGTAGATATATTTCCAACAGGTTTAAATATATTAATAGATGAGGGGTGGAAATACACCGGTATCAATAATGATATTACTAAAGTTAATACCTTAGACGTTCTTTAACCCATTTTTCTAGTAAAGAATCCACTTCCTTTACCACCCTCTTCAGAGAATCTATCATTAAATCCTTCAGGTAACATAGGATTACTACCTTTTAAATTAATGAATAGTAAACTAGGTAGGTCTAATATTGACGAAGGTAATGAAGTTAAATTAGTATTATCAGGTAACGCTAAGAAATTAAGATTTTTTAAATCTCCAATATTTTCAGGAATAGAACTAACACAATTCATTAATAATAAAGCCTCCAAATCTTGAAATCTTGAAATTGATGATGGTAATTCTAAATTAACTTCTGTCTTTGATTTATTGTTAAATAAGAAGTTAGTCATATTATCAGGTAAACTATCAAACAAGTCTTCAAAACCATATAAAGCAACAAATTTAGATGAATTACCAGTAGGGTATTCGATTTCAACTTTAGTTCCTCCACCAGAAGTTAATTCTTTTGCAAATTTTGGTTTAAATTCTTCTTTTACCTTCTTTAATATCGGTGTATTAAGTAATGCAATGTCTTCGGTAGTAAGATTATTAATCCCCTTAGATTTAATACTATCAATTTTTTTAGAGATATAATATCTTAAAACTTCAGGTTCTGATGATTTAATCATATTTGAACTTAAATCCATACCTAAGGCAATATATTTCTTTTTAAGTTCAGAAGTAATGTTTGAGTATTGAATATCAGTTAATTTTGGACTGTTATACTCTAACCACATCTCAACTTCTTGAAGAGTATTAAACGATTCCATTGGATTGTCTCCAACTTTAGCATTTTTAACAGTATTAATTAATTGTTTTTCTTCTTGAGTAAGTGGTTTCGGTTCAAAAATGTATTCCAAACCTTGTAATTTTGGTACTTTTGATACAATTTGACTAAATGGTATATTTGTACTACCACCGTATGTACCTGTATTTGATTTATCCGCCATCGCCATTCTTCCACTAGGGTCAACAAGAATAACCGTAGCGAAGTTTAAATCATCAAAGTCTTTATCTTCATCAATAACATAATAAAGTGTTCTCGAGTGACCTAATCTGTAGTTATAGTACATATTTCCACTACCTTCACGACTTGTACACCATCCTCTACCGTTTCTTAATCTGATACATTGGTCTTTAGTTGTTGGGGCGAAAATTTTTAACCCATTTTCGTTGTATTTTAAGTCAATATTACTTAAATCTTCTTTATTTTTATTAGACTGTTCTTTTTTACCTTGTAAACCGTCTAAAAGGTGTTCTAATTCACTAAAAGACATCTTATCAACACCTTTAGTATCAAAAGGAATTAAATCGAAATTTTCATAATAAGAATCAAGATAATAAAGTATTTGGTCTTGAGTTAAATTAGGATTTTCTTTAGAATATTTCCCAAACATTTTTTTAACGAATAATCTTGGATATAAATCGTCAACTAATTTAACTAAATTTAAAAAATTAAATTTTAATATGTTTTGTTTGTCCTTTGGAAGTTCTGATTGAATCTCTAAAAACTTTTTAATATATCTTTTTAAATTATTGTTCTCAATACCTTTTTCTTTTTTCTTAAATTCTGTAAAAATATCATTTAAACCTTTAGTTGTTTCTTTAGATTGTATAAGATTTTTCAAATCTTCGTACGAGTATTTCATAATATCTCTATTATCAACAGATAAACCTTGTTTGTATCTGTCGAACATATCAATATTGTTTAAAATAGTTTCATCACTATCTTCAGTAGTTGGTTTAAATTTGGCAAGGAGTTGGTTCTTAACTTTTTCAGAAACCTCCAGTATAATATTTTTACTTAATAAATTTAATAATTTCATTTTATATAATTAATTTAACTTAATCTAGTTAAACTAGCCTCTAGTGCTAGAACTAGTAATAAATATCTGTTTTTAGGTAAAATTTACTCAGTAAACACATTAAATTCAAAACCAGTGTATAAACTCATTGTTTCACTTATGTTTATCGCTTTACTTGGGTACTCGTTAATAAACACACCAACAAAATAAGAAGGGGAATCCACAACCCATTCGTTAGATTCGTTCATTTGTTTTCGTGAAAGTTCTTCAAATGATTTTATTTGAATTTTTAACTCAGGATATAAAATTTTAAAAATACTTTCTACAGTTTTTATATTCATTATTAAAAATATATTCAATAAATTTATATAGGAAACAAAAAACCCTCAATAAAGGGAGGGTTATAATTTTTTAGATATTTCTTTTGCAGTTTTAATACTTTCAGTGTCTGTTAAAATTTCATCCAAAACACTTAATAATAATTGTAATGATTTTTTTACACTTACATTAGTAATTTTTTGAATTAAATCTTTAATATATTTAACAACATTTATTAAAGTTTCCAACATTTCCATACCACATATCTTCGCTAACACTAAAAGTATATTGTATTTCCATTTAGTTTTAGATAAAAGAAAAATTGTTTTTTTATAAAGTCCAAGTGATTTTCCGATAAGTAAAATTTCCTCAGGAGTTCGTTTCAACACTGCTTTAATACCACTTCTAGCAATTACTGGTAACGCATTTCCCGCAACAGGTATTGTTGCAGCACCTAAAGTTACAATACCCAAAACAGCATTTTCGATTTTCTCATTATCGTTATTTGAATACATAAATCTAACCCCATAAGATAACGCATGGGTAACATCAATTCCTGCTGAAATTGCATTACCAATTCCGGGTATTCCGTCTATCATACCAGAAATAACATCAATGGTGTCATCAAAAGATAAATTGGGTAATGATACAGGTTTAGAATATTTTCTCATAAATTCTTTATTGTAAGGAGTATCAAATTTAGTATCAAGTTGTTCGAATAATCGACTATATTGCGTTTCCGTTATTAAAAATTTCATAGTAATTATTTTCTACATCCAAGATTATTGTAAGGACGATGATGTCTGTAATGTTTTCTTGGTTTTACAACTATAACACAAGACGAAAACATAAAAGTTACTAATAATAAAGTTGATAATATTTTTTTCATAATATTTTTTATTATAAATACTTTTAAAACAAAAAAACTCCAAATTATTGCGGTTTCCTTACTAATTAAATTATCTCATTAATTGTTGTAATTGGGACATAATTTGTCCTTTTTTAATCTGTAAATCTCTAATACGAGATTCTTGAGATTCATTAAGATTAATATCTTCACCTTTGATTGATGAGATTTGATTGTCCAATTTATCGTATTGTGCTAATAAATGTGAGTATAAATTTGATTTTTCTGTATCGTTCATAATTATTAATAATAATTTATAAAATAGTTAAGTGAATATTATTTTAATGAATTCCAAGTAGATTCAAATTATAACCATTCTCCGATAGATAATTTTTAACGTTTTTAATAAATTCGCTTTCATCAGTCCATCTAGTATTTCGTCTAAAAGTTAATTTTATTATTGGGTTGAATCCTCTTCTAGAATATTTTACAGAAAATAAGTTGTGAGACTTAGGAAGTGACTTAATTTCTTTTTTAATTTTTTTATTTAAAAAATAATGAACCCACTCATCTTCTCCAATCATAATTGGTGGGGTATTATAATCTATTTCTAAATCACCGTGTATTGAGTCTCCAAAATTAACTCCCATAAATTTTTCAAAATAATCCACTAATATATGTCTAGAATTTACTAACTGAGTAAATGACTCCCGATTTAAATCAGAAGTAATGTATTTGAAAAAATCAATATCCATAAAACAATAGACATTAAAGGGTGTCGACTCTTCAAATCTAATTGTTGCGAACGAAGGTAAGTTTAAACTATTAACTAATTTTTCAATACCAAGTTTATATTTTTCAGTAAATTTAAAATCTTTACTAAGTGTTGGAAGAATATGTCCTTGTAGAACAATGTGTTGACCTAATTTATCCATTAAAGTTAACGGAGTGAAATTATCTCCAATGTAATCTCTGTATTTCACCGATTTGGCAAAATCTTTTGCATATTTTTTAATTAAAAAAGACATTGGATATTTACCTACTTCATCCCCGTGATTTATTCTAATCCAAGGACGAAATTTTTCATAAAAAACTTCGACAAAATCTTCAGTATAGTAATCTCTTAGATTAACATTTTCATAAATTATTTTACCGTATTGACTTTCATTTATAATTATTTCCATCTTAAATAAATAGTTAGTAACTGAAAAAATACTGATAAAAATAAAAAATCCCCTATGTTTGGGGATTTAAATTTTTTACCAAGTTTTACAAGCCCAATATCGAGCTTTCCATCTAGGTCCAGGATTTTCACAATGATGACGAGCTCTGAAAGATTTTCTTCTTGCAGGATTATTTTTCTTAATAACCATTCGTTTACCGTGAGCGGATTTACCACCAAACCCAAAATTAACTTTAACTACGTTTCCTTTATCGTTTTTAACGTAAACTTTAAATTTCTTCACGTCTCCTTGCATTATTTTTCCAAGTTTAACTTTACGTCCTTTATATTCCGCTTCAGTTAGTAAGTCACCAACAACAAAATTGGTTTCTTCAACTGAACCATAAAAATTATCGGCTAACTCAATTTCTTGGGATAATCTTTCTAATTGTGATTCTGTTATTACGTAATTCATACTTTTTTTATTTGTTTCATTTATATATTCAGACACTAAATCGTTTAACGATAATCCAAGCATTTCAATACCCAAATCTTTCATAACATCAAATTCAGAAACCTCATAATCTTGTTTATCGACAACAAACCATTTATTTTTTCTAGGTTGTCCCAAATACGTATTTTTTTTTCCTTCAAAAACATACATAGGTCCATATCGGTTCAAATATTGGTTTAGAGCTTTTGACGAAATAATCCAATCGAATTCCATAGGTAACTCATATTGGTTTGTCACCATATGAATCCTGTCAGATAAATCGACACCCAATTTATCTTTTATAAAATTTGAAATATTAGATTCTATTAGCATTTTTTTCATTAATAATAAATATAATATAAAATTAAATTACACCTTTCGAGTATTACTGTTGTTATTTTGGTTTGTTTTTTGGTACGCCAATTGATTCATTTTATTTAACATACCGTTCAAATCAGGAAAACCTTTTAACGCCCAACAAAATAACACCCAGCTAACATCGGTATGGTTTTTCTCTCCTTTAATATACGGTAACACCATTTCTTGAGTTATATTTTGTCCAGATTTTACACCAAATAAATTTCTAACCGACATAATATTAGACATTTTTTCAGTTTCTCTACAAACATATCCGGGGTCTTTATTTTCTTTAAATTTGGCTTTACGTAATAACGACTTCAAAGTATCACTTGTAGTTCCAACTTTTTTACTATTAATTTCAATATTACGTAATTCCATTGATTGATTACTTTGTTGATTTGAAGTTTTAAAAAAATCAAAAAAAGTTTCAATTGTTGACTTTTTAGTATTTGAATTCACAAAAACATTTGCAATTTGAACCTCAGGATTTAATGGTTTTATATCATATAACATATGTTGTATCTCGTGAATTAAAGTTCCATAAGGGTCTCTGTCATTTTTAGAACAATTTACAAAAATTTTATCAGGATTACTTTCATTTACATAAGCGTAAGAGTCTTTTAGAAGTGGGTCCGATTCAGATTTATTATCATAATAATATAATTTTAAAACCTTCAACGAATCTATATATTTTTTAAATATATTTTCAACTTTAGCCGAAGTCATATTTTTTTCAACCTTTTTCCAATTATTCAAAAATTTACTTTTGGTAATTGGATTTGATAACCATTGAATCCAATAATTTTTTGCTTTCTCTAACTGAGATTGCCATTTAGAACTACACTCCTTTGGAGCTAAATACGGTTCCCCAATGAGAAAATTATTAGTCAACATAGAATGATAATTAGAAACATAATTAAAATTAACACCGATTGAATTTAATTTAGTTTTAAGTTTCTCAATATCATTAACGTCAAGTACATCATATTCCTTTTTTATCATTTCCTCAAAACTTCCATATCCCGTTCTTCTATCTTTAAACATTGATTTCAATGTCTCAAAATCTCGTTTATTTTTAATATAGTCAAACGATTTAAGTATTTTAGTTTTATCTGTTCCCATCCAATACTTGGCTCCAGCAACTATTTCATTATAGGCTTTTTGTATATTTGAATTACTTTGTTCCAATAATACTTTGTATTGAGATTCTTTAATTAATATTTTCATTCTATTAGCATTTTTTTCATTAATAATAAATATAATATAAAATTAAATTACACCGTTCGAGTACTACTGTTATTTTGGTTTGTTTTTTGGTAAGCCAAGTCATTTATTTTATTTAACATACCGTTCAAATCAGAAAAACCACTTAACGCCCAACAATATAATATCCAATCAACATCGGTATGCTTTTTCTCTCCTTTAATATACGGTAATACCATTTCTTTAGTTATATTTTGTCCAGATTTTACACCAAATAAATTTCTAACCGACATAATATTAGACATTTTTTCAGTTTTTCTACAGACATATCCAGGTTTTTCCTTTTCTTTATTTTTCGCTTTACGTAATATTTTTTGTAAAGATTCAGATGGGACACCAATTTGATTACTTGTAGAATTAAGTTTAGCTATTTCAATTGGGTTAAAAAGTTCTTTATCATAAAAAAAAGTTTTTTGTTTAGGATTTTCTTTAAAATCAAAAAAAGTTTTAGGTGTTGATTTTTTAGTATTTGAATCCACAAAAACATTTCCAATTTGAACATCGGGATTTAATGGTTTTATGTTATATAACATATGTTGTATCTCGTGAATTAAAGTACCATAAGGGTCTTCATCATTTTGAGAACAATTCACAAAAATTTTTTCAGGTTCAAATTTATCAACAAATGCAAAGGCATCCGCATTTTCCGGCATTAATTTAGAATTATAATAATATAATTTTAAAACCTTCAACGAATCTATATATTTTTTAAAAATATTTCCAACTTCAGCCAAAGTCATATTTTTTTCAACTTTTTGCCAATTAATTAAAAATTTAATTCTGGTAATTGGACTTGATAACCATTGAATCCAATAGTTTTTAGCTTTATCTAACAAAGGTTGCCATTTAGAACTACACTCCTTTGGAACTTGTTGTAAATATTTATGAGGTGTGTATGTTTTAGGAGTTAGTAATGGAAATGGATTTTTTTGTTCAGATATTACACTTTTTTTACTTGAGTGCATTTCAAGAATTCTATTTTTTTCTTCTTGAGAAATATTGTTAAACAAATTTTTCATATTTTTTATTTGGTTTTTTTCATTAATAATAAATATAATATAAAATTAAATTACACCGTTCGAGTACTACTGTTGTTATTTTGGTTTGCGTTTTGGTAAGCCAAGTCATTTATTTTATTTAACATTTCACTCAAATCAGGAAAACCTCTTAACGCCCAACAAGCTAACACCCAAGAAACATCGTCATTGTTTTTTTCCTCTTTAATATACGGTAATAACATTTCTTTAGTTATATTTTGCCCAGGTTTTACACCAAATAAATTTCTAACCGACATAATATTAGACATTTTTTCAGTTTCACTACAGGCATATCCTGGTTTTCTCTTTTCGTGATATTTCGAATTATTTAATATATATTGTAAAGATTCAAATGGAACACCAATTTGTGTACTTGTAGAATTAAGTTTAGCTATTTCATTTGGGTTAAAAAGTTTTTTATCATAAGAAAAAGTTTTTTGTTTAGGATTTTTTTTAAAATCAAAAAAAGTTTCAATTGTTGACTTTTTAGTATTTGAATTCACAAAAACATTTGCAATTTGAACCTCAGGATTTAATGGTTTTATTTCATATAACAGATGTTGTATCTCGTGAATTAAAGTTCCATAAGGGTCTGGGTCATTTTGAGAACAATTCACAAAAATTTTATCAGGATTACTTTTAATAACAAATGCGTAGGAATTAGATTCTGTCGGAATTAATTTAGAATCAAAATAATATAATTTTAAAACCCTCAACGAATCTATATATTTTTTAAATATATTTTCAACTTCAGCCGAAGTCATATTTTTTTCAACCTTTTTCCAATTATTCAAAAATTTATTTTTGGTGATTGGACTTGATAACCATTGAATCCAATAATTTTTTGCTTTCTCTAATTGAGGCTGCCATTTAGAACTACACTCCTTTGGAACTAGTTGTAAAGATTTAATAGGTGTTTTATTAACATAGGATATTTTGACACCTTCTAAAAAAATTGGATTTCCAGCAATATTTTTACCAGAAATAAAATTAAGAATAACTCCAATTGAATATAATTTATCTTTAAGTTTTATAATATCCTTAAAGTCTAGCCTATCATATTCCTTGTTTATCATTTCTTCAAAACTTCCATATCCCGTTCTTTTATCTTTAAACATTGAAATCAATGTTTTAAAATCTTGTACATTTTTAATATAATCAAATGCTTTAAGTATTTTAGTTTTATCTGTTCCCATCCAATACTTGGCACCACTAATAATTTCATTATAAGCTTTAGTTATTGGTGATGGTTCCATCATTTCAAAACCTTGTTCCAATAATACTTTGTATTGAGATTCTTTAATTAATATTTTCATTCTACTATTTTGTTTTAAAGTTGTTTTGTATATTACATTTCATTGTTTTAAGTTTTTTAATCATTTCGGTGTTATCCTTAACAATAATAACTTTAGTCTCTGGTTCTTTAATCATCATTGATGATACTTCACCTGTTGACTGATTTCCATCATCCATTATTTTCATAGTCGTCTTACGAGTTTCGTTCGTTTTAACTATTGTTTGTTTATTTGAACTCTCAGCATCTTTAATCATACCATTAACAATGTCCATAATTTCTTTTTGTTTTGAAATTAGATTATCGGTACATTCTTTTTGTCCGGTTAATAGTTGGGAATTAAGTTCGTTAACTCTCTGATTTAATTCAATAATCTGTTGTTCTTGACTTTTAAGTCTTATGGTTAATTCATCACACGTATTTGTATTAGAATTAATGAACGAAGGTCCAAGGGTTATCGTTACGATTGATGTAACTAATATTAACAACGCCAAAATTCTTTGACTTGAAGTAAAGTTTTTTAATATTTGTGAGATGTAATTAAACATACTTATAAATATGTTTGTTTACAGTAAACTGTAAACTGTAAACTATATGATTAGACGATATTTTGTTTTTTTAAAATAAAATTATATATTTGCTCTATGGAAAATATTATTCTTAAATTTATAGGGCAAAACATTAAAGGTGTTGATACATATCAACACAATGGTTCCACTTGGTTAATATTTACCGATGAAAAAAAATGGGTAATTGAATTAACAAAAGATGGGACATTATGGTATAATTATAATTTTTTTAATTCTATTTTTAGTTTCTTTTCGTTGGATGTTATTGAAAATCAACGATATATCACCAAATGGGTTGAAGATACCATTCAAAATGGGGTTAAACGCACCAATAAACACTCTTTATATTATTTAAATTCAGTTGAAGATACCATTCAAAATGGGGTGAGAAACACCTGTAAATTACATTTTCAAAGGGGAAAACTAATTGAAGATGCCATTCAAAATGGGGTAAAGAATACCTTACCCGAGAAAACAACTTGTTCACCTCATCTATTAGAAGACATTGTTCAAAATGGGGTGAAACGTACTTGCAACACCTCAATCGATATGGAATCTATTG